ATCGCCAACACTTCCGGACCAATCATCTCGACCATACCAATGCCAGTGTTGATGAAGATCGTCGGTTGGGACGAGATCCCAGACTTTCCCAAGCAAAAAATATACACCATCCGCGCAACCATTGACCAGCCGGACTGCGATATATACCAGACCATTTATTACCCAGACCCGACAGTCCCACACTACAGAGTTTCAGTCATCGGCAATGTCGTGATCTGTGAGGCTGCTGTGCCAATAGACTCAAAGCCAGCACCCCACATAATGAGCATACTGATGGATGACTTCGGGTTCAGACCTATGAAGATAACCAACATCACCTCATCGACTCAAGAGTACGGCAAGATTCGTCCGATCGATGAGCGTCTGCGGAAAGAATTCATTTTCCAAATGACCACCCAACACAACATCTATTCAGTTGGCAGGTTCGCAACATGGCGACAGATCTTACTGGACGATGTAGTCGACGATGTAAAAGTTGTCGAAGAATTCATTCGGGGGAAGTCTGACTATGCCCGATGGATGCACTCTCAGAAAGGAGAAAATCAATGAAAGTGGAACTCGTAAATTATACCTCTGACGCTGTTGACCTGCTGTTGTTCACCAAGAACACAAGGCTGATGGACGACGAGGATGCCTATGGCAAAATCGCTGGATGGTCTGAAACAAAGAAGCAGGAGGAGCTAGACTACATGCTCCAAACAATCCGCTCATCTTGGGAATTCATTGACTACACATTCAACATTCGAGATGTCAGTCGTGGGTTCACCCATCAGTTCGTCCGGACTCGCCAAGCCTCATACGCCCAACAATCTCAACGAACAGTTGACATGTTTGGCTTCAGCTATTACACTCCAGAGCGCATTGAGCAAAACCACGAAGCTCTGGAAGAATATGACAAGGCAATGGCTGACATAGCTGACGCATACCAAAGGCTCCGGAAGTTTGTCCCCGCAGAAGATGCACGTGGTGTCTTGCCGACTAACATCCACACCAACATCGTCGCGAAGTTTAACTTGCGCACACTGAGCGAGATGGCCAAGTCACGCCTCAGCCCACGAGCTCAAGGTGAATATCAACAGGTGTTCAAGCTGATGGTCAAGGCTGTTGTCGCGGTGCACCCATGGGCTGATCCTTTCTTGACCCCAACACAGTGGGCCGCACCATCAATGGGAAAGGCTCTGAACAAGCCATGAGCAAGAAATATGAAGATGATCTGATAATCGCTGTGCGGGAAAACAAGAAGCACATGACCGTCAAAGAGATCATGGAGAAGCACAGCCTGAAGGAGCATGAAGTCAAGTACATCCTTTATAATCCTCATTGCACGTTGCTGGAGGACAAACCAATACCTGTGGACTACGTTGTTGATGATGCTGCGTTTGAGGAGCCTGAAGACTTCCAAAAAGACGAACGGTCAATAGTCAATGGCTTCAGGAAAGCATTTAAAGGATTATTCGAAAAGTAAGGATCGTGCTGAGAAAGGAAATGGCATGAATATTTTCTACCTAGACCACAACCCTGTGGAAGCTGCAAAGATGCATTGCGACAAGCATTGCGTCAAAATGATCCTTGAGACTGCGCAGCTGCTGTGCACTGCTCACAGAGAGCTCGATGGTGACTACTGGGCTGACATGGTTGGCTTGTATAAGTCTACCCACAAGAACCATCCGTCTGCTGTTTGGGTGCGCGAGAGCTCTGCGCAATATTGGTGGGCTTGCGGATTGTATGTCCAGCTTGGTTTGGAATACACAAGACGATACGGCAAGACCCACAAGAGCATGGGTCTGGCTCCATTCTTGACAATTTCACCAATGTGGATTGATCGTCTGGCTTGGCGAGAACCGCCTCAGTGCATGCCTGATGAATACAAAACTGACTGCACTGTGGAAGCATACAGGAATTATTACAATGGTGCCAAGGCAAGGTTCGCAGCTTGGAAAGACAAGGAGGCTCCAGAATGGTTCGAGACGGTGCAGTGATTGTTGACATTGATGGGACGCTGGCTGATTGTCGTCACAGATTCCATTTGTATGAAGCGAAAGATTATGAAGCATTCAATGCAGCCAGCAAGGATGATGATCCGATTGATGCTGTTGTTGATTTGGTGCGCAATCTGCCTAAGTGGACTTGGATTGTAATAATGACCGCTCGGGACGAATCATTCAGAGACGTGACCATGAGTTGGCTCAACATGAATGACATCCCATTCAACCATCTGTTGATGAGGCCAGCAGGTGACAAGCGCAGAGACGACATTGTCAAGCGAGAATTGTTCAATGCCAACTACAAAAAAGAACAAGTCTGGTTTGCTCTGGAAGACCGCAAAGTCTGCGTTGACATGTGGAGAGATGAGGGCATAACTTGCCTGCAGGTTCAGGAGGGGAATTTCTGATGGAACTTAGATTGGTCGGCAACGACATTGAATTTGACAGGCAAAAAATTGCAAGGCTTTTTGACCTCAGCCCTGCCCTGCGGATGTCTCTGGAGGAGGCTTTCAAGAAGTCCAACGAGCACGACGAATCCGTCGATGCAGCATACCAAGAAGGGAGGGCCGAAGGTGAATGGTGGCGTGTCGAATGAGCAGTCCTAAAGATCCATCAGACATTCTGCAAGAGATGGCAGAAACATTCCGAGAGCGGAATAAAGTCTACGGCGACAACTACAAGACCGTCGGAGAAGTGATGATCAGTTTGTTCCCCAATGGGGTGCAGCTCAACACAGTCAGCGATTACAACAGCTGGCATCTGTTTGAGTTGATGATCGTCAAGATCACTAGGTTCGCAAACAGCAACCTGAAACACAAAGACTCAATTCATGATGCAGCCGTTTATGCGGCCATGGTTGAATATCTCATCAAGGAGGAGAAACAGTGAGCAACATTTTAATCACAGGCACAGGCAAAGGCTTGGGCAAGGCAATGAAAGAAAAGCTGATCAGCCAAGGCCACAAAGTGATCAGCTTCAATCTTGAGGATGGCAGGGATGTCCGCAGTCCAGACATTTCTGACGTCTGGCGTCAGAAAATTGACGTGTTGATAAACAATGCTGGCGTCAACATAATCGATTGGCTGGAAAACTTCGAGGAATCAGACTGGGACAAAGTCATGGACACCAACGCCAAAGGCATCTACATGATGACCAAGGCTTGCTTGCCAGGACTGATCAAAAGCAAAGGCACAGTCATCAACATCGTAAGCAATGCAGCCCACATGCCTATGACTTGTTCTTTGGCCTACAATGCGTCCAAAGGTGCTGCCCACATCATGACGTTGCAGATGGCCAGAGAGCTGACCAAGAAGCATGGCATAACAGTTTTTGGGATAGCCCCTAACAAACTCTCTGGCACTGGCATGAGTGATGACATCGACAACCAAGTGGTTGCCACTCGTGGCTGGACCAAAGAGCATGCCCAGCAGTATCAACTCAATGGTCTGTTGACAGGCGAAGAAACGCCACCAGAAAGGCTGGCAGAATTTGTCGCTTTTTTACTTCAATCAAAAGATCACCACAAGTACCTGACTGGGTGCATCCTTCCATATGGAGCCTGAAATGAAATTCCAAATTGAACAAATAGCAATCGTCCCGAAAGATCCAATCGCAGCCAAGAAGCTGTTGTCAGAGATTGGGGCAACTGATTGGGCTGAAGATCACGTTGTCGCAACTGGCAATGTTTTCGGCGTTCGCGACACCAACGAAGCTGACTTGTCTTTCAACTATGACCTGTTCTCCGGCAAAGAGTTTGAAGTTTTGGATTATACTTCTGGCCCCAACTGGATTGATTCAAGAGGATCAAGGAACACAGTCAGCCACCTAGGGATGCATTGCAGTGCAGAAGATCTTGTGCATTGGCGAGCGTTCTTCGCAAACCGTGACATCGAAGTGGCGCAAGAAGTTTTCACCGACTCCCACACCAATCCCGTGATTGCAGGAAAACGATCTTACAATTACGTCATATTCGACACGAAGAACATACTGGGCGTTGACCTCAAATTCATCGTTAGGATAAATAAAGATGCTGATAGTCTTTGATCTAGAAACCACAGGTCTGCCCAAAGCGGAAGGTTCTGATCTTGACATGCAGCCCAAGATTATTGAATTCGGTGCGATCAAGCTTACTGAAGAGCTCATTGAGGTTGATCGCCTTGAATTCTTTTGCAACCCCAAGCACATGCTCGATCCAAAGATCACCAAGATCACAGGCATAACAGACGACATGCTCAAAGACCAAAAGCCATTCATCGCACACCTCGACAGATTGAATGAATTCTTTTTGGGAACCAAGCGGATGTTTGCCCACAATCTTGGCTTCGACAGAAAGATCTTGAAATTTGAGCTTGAGAGGCTAGACAAGGTCACAAGCTTCCCTTGGCCTTATGAGCACACCTGCACAGTTGAGGTTGGCCAGCGAGTCTGGGGTAAGATGCGCAAGCTGGGCGACATATATGAAGAGCTCTTCGAAGAGAAGATAGAAGGCTCTCACAGGTCAATGAATGATGTTGAAGCAACGCTCCGGATCATTGATTGGTACGCAAAGGAAGGACACATATAAATGTTGAACCTCAAGACACGCACAGAGTATTCGTTCCGCAAGGCATACGGCCCCATACAAAAGGTTGTTGAGTGTTTTGAAGACAAGGCTGTTGGAATATGCGACACAGGAACATGGGGCCACGTCGCATTCTCCAAGCACTGCAAAAAGTCTGGCATCAAGCCTGTGTTTGGTGTTGAGATATCTGTGGTCTTAGATGCCAATGACCGTTCCAAACAAGCCGACAATCCGATGTCATTTCTGGCTTGCAACAATGATGGGTTGGCTGAGATATATGAGCTTGTGTCCCGCAGCACATCCAAAGAGAATTTCTACTATTATCCCCGCATAAGCTATTCAGACCTGTTCGATGTCAGCGAAAACGTGATAATGTTGTCCGGATCGCACCCAGACTGGTCGATGCTTCCTTTGACCAAAAAACACAATCTTTACGTCGAGCTTGGACCAATGAGCTCTCCGAAGTCAGCTGAGTGGGCTGCTCAAAAAGGCTTCAAGACCATAGCCACCAGCGACAACTTTTATCCCAAGCCATCGGACAAAAAGGCTTACGAGGTTTTGTGTGGCCGTAACCGTACAGATCGCAGTGGGCCCATGCACATTCTTGATGAGTGGGAGTGGAAGGCTGCTGTGCCTTGGGGGACGCAAGAAGCCATCGACAACACCTACAAAGTTGCAGAGCTTTGCAATGCTGATCTGCCAGTTGCGCAGATGATCGCATTTCATTCAAAAAAGACTTTGCGAGAGCTTTGCGAGGATGGTGCTCCGGCACTGGGCGTTGACCTGAAAGATCCAGTTTATGCGGCTAGGCTCAAGCGAGAGTTGGACATGATTGCCAGCAAGGAATTTGAGGATTATTTCTTTGTGATTGCTGACATGATTCGTTACGCCAAAGAGCACATGCTGGTTGGCCCTGCTCGTGGATCTTCTGCTGGTTCTTTGGTTTGTTACCTCACTGGCATAACTGACGTTGACCCGATTGTGCACGACCTGTTGTTCGAAAGATTCATCGACATCACCCGAGAAGATCTGCCGGACATCGACATCGACTTTCAAGATGACCGCAGAGAGATGGTTTTCCAATATCTCAGGGACAAGTACGGTGCAGAAAAAGTTGCACACCTCGGGACGGTCAGCCGCTACAAAGCCAAGAGCACAATAGCAGAAGTGGCCAAAGAGCTTGGCATACCCGCATGGGAAGTCAATGACCTGAAAGGTGCGATCATCGAGCGCAGTGGTGGTGACTCTCGTGCTGCGTTCTGCATCCTCGACACATTCAACGACCTCGACATAGGCAAGGCTGTCTTGGAGAAATTCCCGCAGATGAAAGTTGCGGCAAAGATGGAGAACCACGCAAGACACGTTGGTGTGCATGCTGCTGGCATTCTGGTGACTGAAGACCCAGTCAGCAAATATTGCTCCGTCAGTGCGCAGACTGGTGCGGCCCAGATAGACAAAAAAGACGCTGAAGACCTCAACCTGCTGAAGATTGATGCATTGGGCCTCAGAACACTCTCCGTCTTGCAGGACGTTTTGGATCAGGTTGGTTGGGTGCGAGACCAGCTGATCAAGTTTCCTCTGGAAGACAAAAAGGCATTCGCAATATTGAATGATGAGAAATATGCAGGCATATTCCAATTTGAAGGCTACGCGCTGCAAGGTGTGACCAGACAAATGAAAGTGCACAACTTTGAGGACGTTGCAGCCATCACTGCCCTAGCTCGTCCTGGACCACTCAACTCCGGTGGTACGAGCCAGTTTATCAAGCGGCACATAGGAGCAGCACCAGCGGAATATATGCACCCAATGACAGAGCCAATCACAAAGGTGACTCATGGTGTTGTGGTCTATCAAGAACAAGTCATGACCATTGGTCGGGAGATAGGCAAGCTGAGTTGGGAAGATGTTTCATTCCTGCGCAAAGCAATGAGCAAGTCTTATGGCAAAGAATATTTTGACACGTTCTGGGAGAAGTTCAAGGTTGGAGCTGCTGAGAACGGCATACCGGAAGACGTCGCGCAAACAATATGGGACAACATCAACACGATGGGATCTTGGGCGTTCAACCGCAGTCACGCAATATCTTACGGGATGGTGAGCTATTGGTGTTGTGTCTTGAAGAGCAGGTTCCCACTGGAGTATGCTGCTGCTTGCCTCCGTAATGTCAAGGATGACGACCAAGCTGTCAAGCTGTTGAGGGAAGTTGTGTCTGAGGGATTGACTTACAAGCCATTCGACAAATTCAAGTCCAAGGCCAACTGGTCAGTCCAAGACAATGAATTGATCGGTGGGTTGATAGGGATCAAAGGCATCGGCCCCAAAATGGCAGAAGACATAGAAAACAGGCGCAACCTGTCCCAACCATTGACCCCACGGCAAGAAACCCTGCTGAACACAGGCACGACACCCTATGACGATATTTTTGAGTGCGAAAGGAGATTTGGCCACATCAAGAAAGATCCCAAAGCCCACAACATCGGCTCAGCCATAACAGACATCCAAGACCTAGACGGGGACAATCCAGGAACATTCGTTTTCTTCGGCAAGCTCAAAGAGAAGAATTTGAGGGATATGAATGAAGCTGTCAACTTGGCCAAACGTGGTGGTCGCAGAGTTGATCGGAATAACCTTTGGTTGAACGTGACAGCTGAAGATGACACTGGCGCAATCATATGCACAGTCGACAGGTTCAAGTACCAAAAGATGGGCAAGCCCATTGTGGAGGATGGAAAGCTGGGTGAATGGTACTTATTCAAAGGTGTGTTGAAGAATGGGTTCAGGAAGATCTATCTTGAAAAGGTTCGTAAGATGTTGTAAATGTTGAGAGAAAAATTATTTCACTCAAAATTGAAAATAATGATTGCCTTTTCTGGCAATAACGACGATACTCTCTTTATCGGAAGGGAGAGGCCCTGACGGTTTGAGAAAGGAACTAACGATGGAACTTACAAACAACCAGACCCGAGCGATGACTGCTCTTATCAAAAGTTGCCTCGGCAACATGGGCGGCAAAACCCTTGCTGATTTGCAAGACGACCCATTCACATGGGTTGATGCCTCTGATCTCGTTGAAGCTGGCTGGGGCCAAAAAGAAGCTGAAGGCACATTCGGCTCACTGGTCGCTGCTGATTTAGTTTATCTTTATGACCAGCGTTCGGCCGACGATGGGGGCAACTTATATTCGCTGGCTGATGACTGGGATTCTCTCCGTAAATTTCACTCATAATCTAACGGTGGGGCTTCGGCCCCACCACCTCCTCAAATTTTAGAAAGGAACCAGCAAGTGACAACGATCAATGAAGCAAAAGCCAAGGCAAGGCACATCAAATATCATGTGCGCCAGCGCTTCCTAGAGCAGGAGCGGGAGGCTTATTATAATTACAGGAGCGAAAGTCGCGCTTGTGGTTATGAGGTCGAGAGCTTTGAAGAGTACATTGGCGATAGGAACTTGAAAGACGAATTTGCTGAGTTTTACGCCAGCCTGACCGAACAAGAATTGTCACAATATTAACCAACCCTCAAATTTTAGAAAGGCACTATCATGAACAAGCACACTCCATCTCAACGCCCGATCACCGACTGGGTCGGCAAGCAGCGCATCACATGGTGTGGCCCATACGCCATCGCCGTTCTTTGTGGTGTGGCCTATGAGCCTGCATACCAAGCTGCCAAGCTAGTGCGCGGCAAACGCCACGCAAAAGGCATCACCAACTCCAACCTGAGAGCTGCGTGCCGGATGTTCGGTGTGAACGGCAAGTGGAAGTCTCTCGAGAAGCGCACCAAGCTCTCAAAATTCCTGCCGACACTTGAGGCTGGCAAAGTCTACGTGATCCAGATCACCAAGCATTTCCTCGTGGTCGACACTCGTGACTTCACCACCATCGATAATCAAAACCGTGAGTGGATCGCAATGGACGCGACCAAGCACAAAAACAAGTTGGTGCACAACGTGTTCGAAGTCACCAACCCCAAATTCGACGCTGAGGATGATCCTTGGTTGATCGAGCCTCTGGCTGCTTCTGGAGCCTGAGCCCAATCCCTGAGCATGGATTCAAACTGCTCATTAAACTTCAAACTGAGAAAGAAATATAATGACAACACCAATCGAAGAAACTCAAGAGCTGCACGTCTTGATCGAGTCGGTCTCGCAGCAGCATAATTGTTTTGGCGTCACCCAAGAAGGTGAGACAATTTTCATCGGCAACCGCATCGGCAAATTCCTCAACCTCGACATCGGGGATCAGGTTCTGGCGCATGCTTTGCCTAACTACGAAAATCACGCGAGCCGCATTGATTGGCGTGCTGTGCGTTGCGTCAAAATCTCTGAAACGCCTTCTGCTTCTTTGCCCAAAGAAGACGATCGTCCTGTCAACGCAACTGTTGTTGCCAAGCACGGTGCCACCCAGATCCAAAGCAACATCATCGACATCCTGCGTGCGCAAGAAAATTACTTGACGACAGGGGAATGTGATGAGGCTTATTATGAAGCGCACCCCAATCAAAAAGACAGGCTCCACCGCTCCGAGGTCAGCAATGCCTTGGCCAAGGCTCACCAATATGGTCGTGTGGTCAGGGCAGGAGTGATGGCCAGCTCAGGCAACGAGAAGGCTTCATTGGTGCTTTGGGCCAGTGACGTGAATAAATTTAAATAGTAAAAAAGTAGAGGTCCTTGTTTTTCAACAATTCTTTCTTCTTTACTTTTCGGTGGGAAAGAGCGATACTAAGCTATCAAATGAGAAAGGAACAAAAAATGCAAATCGGTTGGACTGATCATGACAAAGACCTCTACATGTCACTCAAAGGCTGCGTCAACAAAGGTGGATATTTCTCCTCTGTTGGCCAAATGAATTATATGGCTCGCGTTGTGGGCCACAACTCTTATGCCAAAGACGGTGAGAGCCACTGGGATGACAGCGTTCCATCCGCAGTTGGCCAGAGCATCGTGATCCTTGAAGCTCCGATCATCGTTGAGTATGCAGGATCAACCCCATGGGCCCAAGGCACAACTGGTTGGGGTCGTCGCAGTCGTGACTTCTGCAGAGCATTCGTTGTTGACGCTGTTGGTGTGGTGGCTATGTACAAGATCCACCGCTCTTACGATGATTCAACTGGGCGGTCTTGGCCTAACCCCAAGCGCACTGAGGTGATCTTCGAGCGTGACAATTCTATGGCTGCTGAGAAGCTCGCTGAGTTGACAGTTGTGAACGACGCCAAAGCCAAAGCAATCGCGGAGGAAAAAGCTGCTTCCAATTTCATCGGGGAAGTTGGTGATCGCCTAGACTTCCAAGGCACAGCACGTCTCGTCTGGAGAGGTGAGAATCAGTGGGGCACAACATACATCTACCTCATCAAGACCCAAGACGGCAACACCATCAAATACATGGGCAAGTGGCTTGGTGAAGGTGAGAGCTTTCCAATCAGCTTCAAAGCAACCGTCAAGAAGCACGAAGAATACAATGGCGAGAAGCAGACCGTTGTCAACCGTCCAATGAAAATTCAAGTGGGGGAGCTGGCATGATCCCCTGCCCAGAGTGTGAGCACACAGGCCACAAAGGCAAAGTTGAAAAGACTTTGTACCAGCGTTTCGGTGGGACGCTGGAGCCTGTTGGTGAGTGGGTTGATTGTGAGGATTGCAATGGCTCCGGAGAAGTCGAATGCGACGAGGACAACTGCGTTGATGGTTGGATTGAGGACGAGCGTCCGGAGAGTTGTGGCGGTGGACCCAGAGAGCATTTCCACTGGGTGATGTATCGTGACCCATGCCCAAAGTGCAAGCCAGATGAGGAAGAAGACGATGGGTGAATATGATTGCTGCAATTGCGGGGAGGCTTTCCACCTGCACGAGCCACCATTTGATGGCTCTGAGATTTGCGATCCTTGCCGTGAATCTTACAGATCTAGTCTGGCTGAAATGCTAGACAATCCTCTGGAGACTTTGGCCAAGTTGAACCTGCGAGGAGACAACCATGTGGGCAACTGAAATAATCAAAATTGGCGAGGGAATAAAGCGTGTGGTGGAATATAAAGACATGACATATTTCGCAGCTATGAACAGTCACAACTATTACATGATGAGATATGTTGGCGACTACAAAACTTATTTTGTTTGGAGGGAACCACAATGATTGCGGAACTTTGCTTGTCGTTAGCTCTTTATCACGAGGCTCGTGGAGAGCCACTCAACGGTCAAAGAGCTGTTGCTGAGGTCATAATGAATAGGGTTGAGTCTGATCGCTTCCCTGACACCATTTGTGGCGTTGTCATGCAACCTAATCAATTCAGCTTCGTCAGCCCCAATGGTTGGGCTGGAATTCCGACAGACGGTGACTTGTGGGCTGATGCAGAAATGTTCGCTCAAGATGCCATATTCAATCACAAGACTGGTGAGAAATATTGGGGTGGATATTATTACCACTACCATGCCACTAGCGTTTCGCCTGTTTGGGCTGAAGAGATGTATCCTGCCATGACGATAGGGAACCATGTGTTCTATTCTGACAACCTAACCAAGCCAAAGAAAGTGAGGCCAAAATTACGACCATGGAAATAGACAAAGCTCATGGCAGGTTCTGCCTAGCCAAAGTCAAGCTAGATGGTGATGCTATCCAGAAATTGGCGGCATTGCCAGGATTCAAGAAGTGGGTTGGCAGGGACTTGTTGTTTGCGCCAACTGGAGCCAACATAAGCCACATCAACAAGCATTGGCCTAGGGCGGTGTGGTCGGAGGCTGCTTCGCCCATCCTAGACGATTATATTGAGACAATGCATCAAGCTGAATTGACTCGCAAAGAAAAGGCTTCAGCTCCGAAAGATCTGGGTGACTTCCTTTTCAAAACCAAGCCATTCGATCACCAGCGCAAAGCATTTTACATGAGTCGGGACAAAGAGTCTTTCGCTTTGCTCATGGAGCAGGGCACAGGCAAAACCAAAGTCATAATCGACAATGCTGCGTATCTTTATGCTTCTGGTGAGATAACTGCGTTGGTCGTCATTGCGCCCAATGGGGTGCACCGCAACTGGCTCAACAAAGAGATCCCCGACCACATGCCAGAGTGGTGCAACCACTCGTCGGCATATTATTATTCGGGGATGAAGTCCAGAGACAAAACCAAGTTTGACGACATATTATCTGGGCAAGATGAACTGAAGATATTTTCATTCAATGTTGAGGCTTTTGTAAGCCAAACAGCTGTGGCATTGATGAACAAGATCCTCCTGAGCAACAAGGTTCTTTTGGTGGTGGACGAAAGCTCTCGGATCAAACGTCCAGGAGCCAAGCGCACCAAAACAATCCACAAGTTTGCCAAACAAGCCAAGTATCGCAGGATCATGACAGGCACACCAGTGACCAAAGGCCCAGAGGACGTGTACAGCCAATTCAGGTTTCTCGATCCTTATATCCTCGGGTACGACAGCTTTTATTCTTTCAGGGCAAGATATTGCGTCATGGGAGGCTACGAGAACAAACAGATCGTTTCTTATCAATATATGGACGAGCTGACCAAAAGCATTGAAGGCCACTCGTTCCGAGTTTTGAAAAAAGATTGCTTGGACTTGCCGGACAAAATATATCAACGTCACTTTGTTGATCTTTCGCCAAAGCAGCGCAAGTTGTATGATTCGCTGAAAAAAGACTTCGTGGTTGAGTTGGAAGGTGACGTAATAGACGCACAGGAGGCCATAACAAGGCTGCTACGACTGCAACAGATAGTTTGTGGGTGGTTTCCTGCCGAAGAGAAAGCAAGACCCATAGACGACAAGAATCCTAGGCTTGAGGCTCTGAAGGATTTGCTGGGCAACATCGATGCCAAGGTGATAATCTGGGCACGCTTCCGAGCCGACATAGCGCAGATCGAACGGATGTTGGGCCATAAGGCTGTGAGCTACCATGGTGGCGTGTCGAATGACATGAGAGCCAAAGCTGTTGACAGCTTTCAGAATGATCCTAGTGTGCGTTACTTCATCGGCCAACCTCAATCGGGGGGGATTGGCTTGACGCTGACAGCTGCGTCTTATGCGATATATTATTCCAACAGCTTCGACTTGGAAACAAGGCTTCAGTCGGAAGACAGGTGCCACCGCATAGGCACAACCCAAAACGTAACATACATCGACATCGAGAGTCCCAAGACCATTGACTCAAAGATCATCAAAGCTCTGCGGGACAAAAAGAACCTAGCAGATGTTGTGACCAAAGATCCGATGTCTTTTTTCTTGTCGGAGGAGTGATGCATCATGAAATTATGACTGTAGATAAAACAACGGCGAACGTCAAAGAAGCCTTAAATGCAATCTACAGGGCGCAGCTAGAATTGCTTGATACAGGAGAATTTACTAATAAAACTCTTGACGAAGCCTTTAAGAATTTGACAGGCGGGAGGATTAAGCTGGAAAAATGGATCAAGGAGAATAATGATGAGTGAGAGCAGTTTCTGGGCATTGTTGCGGAACAACCTTCCATTGAAGATGTACCGTGTTGAGAACAGAGTCATGCGTGGCATGCCAGATGTTCATTATATTTTGGACGGCAAGTCTGGGTGGATAGAGCTGAAATATATCGAAGACTGGGCCAAAAGAGGCAGGTTCACCAGCGGCCTGAGATCAAGTCAAACATTCTGGGCAGAACAACACATCATTGAAGGTGGCAAGAGTTGGTTCTTGTTCCGCATTGGCAGAGACTTCATGATATTGATTGATGGCCAGAAAGGCAAAAGGCTGCTAGAAAGACCCGCCAAGAAAGATGTTGTTGAAATGGCAACATGGCACAAGCAAGGCAACATGTCGTCTGAAGATTGGATTGAATTGGCCAATGTGATAGCTTGTTAGAATCCACCTTTCAGCCCATCAAGAATCTCATTTAGGGTTGGGCGTTTGTCTTTCTTTTCATAAACGCAACTGAAAACTTTAGGACACTCAGAGAAACTTTGGGTTGGGTAATGATACCCCAGCCCACCGAAACCTGCGGTGAATCGGTATACACAGATTTTCTGGTCTGTATTTGGATCTGTTATTCTTTTCCAAAGGTGACATTGAACGTGTGTCGGGTTGGCGACTCCTGCCAACGCCACAGAAACAATCAAACTCGCTAACATCAGCTGATCCCCAAGTAAATAAGATAAATCCCTCCCCCTAACACCGATATGATCCCTAGCGAAAGTGCAGCTATGGCCATATTGTTCTGAATCTGACGTTTTGCCTCCATGGCTCTGTAAACTGTCTCTTCCCGATCAGCGCGTATCTTCCGACGCATTCCAAGCATCTCGTCATAGGTTCCCAATCCGAACCTGTAATCTAACATAAATTTTATCTCTTTTTCTTTCTCAAGCAAAGTCTTTTTTCGAACGATGATGTCCATGGCTTCTTGCTCGATGTTTTCGGAGCCATGAGTCTTTTTGTCTAGCCAAGTTGGATTTTTGCGTTGGGACTCCGCACGAGTGATGTCTGCGACTGCGCCATACCATGCACCAAGCTGCTGAGAAACATCGTGTATTTCCCTGCCAGCACCGACAAGCATTTTGACGCCTTTGAAAGCGGCATTGGCAGCAGCGAAGGCTGTGACAGGATCAATCATCTATTCTGACAGCAGAGCTGCCCTATCCTCTGCGGACAACCCTTCAATTATGCTCTGCAAAGCTGGGGAGCTTTGAGGATTGATTGTCTCGATAGCTTCTGGCTTAGTTTCAGCTTGGATTGCTGTGCTGAAGAGAGGTGCTTTGGCTCTGTCGAGGTATTGTCGGACAATTGCTTGAACTTCTCTGGCCTCGAAACCACCTTCGATTGCTCTGACTGCACCACCACCTCCAGGAATCCCAGACAAAAAGTTAAGAAGGCCCTGTCTTCCCATCTCCCCTAAAATTGCTGGAGTAGTTCCTGAAGGATTAAGTTTTATCTCTGCCCAGAGAGTTGGCATTACGTCATTACGGAACTTAGCTATCTGTGCGAGCTCTTCTTTCGAGAAAAGCTCATTGACGACAGCTTTGTTCTTGCCGAAAACATCTTTGTAATTGTTCACGATGTTCGTTCTTGTTACGCCAGACCTGCCAGTGCCAGCAAAAGCTCTTTCCAGAGTTGCATCTTTCATCAGCCCAATGATCTCTTGGTATTCTGCGGAGCCTTCCCCGAGAATTGACTTGAGCTTGCGGATGACAGTTGGAACCGCATTGGCTGGAGCGAACTTGTTGTGACCGAACAATGCCCCGACCACCTGCTTGGGGTTGGCTTCTGTGTTCGTAATCATTTCCAAGATCTTGTTGGCTGCTCGGACTGATGCATTTTTGCTGCTTTGCTGCCCCGTCAGGCCCATATACTTCGTGTAAATCTGCCTAGATTGCTGCAGCTGATCTATTACGCTTTGATCCCCAAACATCAATCCGCGCTCTATTGCGGTGTTGTAGGCTTCGTTAAGCTGATTCTTGAGCATTGTCAGCGCACGACCTTCCGAAGCATTGCCGCCAACTGCCATAGCCTGTTCTATTTGGAGGTTCAAAGCTCTTTGGTAGTCATCAATGGCCCTAAGCGGTGCACCTTTGAAGTTTGGATTTTTAGCTATTTTGACTAACTTTTCTAGCTTTTTCAGCTGCTTGGAAAGATTAGGCATTTCAGCACGCATCGCTGGGCCGACCTCTTTGCGCAACATCGCCACCGCATCGCTGGCAGTTTCCATCAACCCACGCTGAGAAAGAACTGGTTGGTTAGCAGCATTTTCAACAATTTTATAAGATGCATCAGCCTCTGCTTTGAGACGTTCAGCTGTTTCTCGAGCTGTTGATTGAATGCCTTCAGCTGCTGCTGTGGGAGTTTCAAGCGCACCAGTGACCATTGGATCACCTGAGCCCATCCTAGACCGAAGATCTTCAGCATCTCCTCGGATCTGATCCAACTGACGCCTGTCGAATCCTCTGAGTTGGTCGCTGGCTCCAGCATCTACTCCCGCTGATCTGCGCAAAATGTCTTCACGTGCAAGATCCGAAGAAGCCAAAGTATCCAGCTGACCAACTTCCGTATCAGGCAACTCACCAGACCTTTGGCCCTGAGTCATTATGTAGGGGGAGCTTTGATTCGGCGTTGGACGCATGAATCGGGGGAGTTGAACTCCAGCGACGTTAGCTGCTCCCCTGACAGGAGCCATAGCTGCCCTGCCTGCGAGCTTGAGTGCTGGTGGCAACACAACGTCTGCGGCAACCCCAACACCTGTCGCAGTGGCCACGTCTGTGGCTAGATCACCTGCTGTCTGCTTCTTAGCCTTGGTTGTCTCCGGAGTCATCTGAGCCTCTAAAAGCTGGGAACCAACTTCAGTGGATGAATATATTGGAATGCCTCTGGCTATAGTCTGGAGGACATTTGCTCCCCCTGATGTGAGAGCTGCTGGGAGCATCTTGATTGTTTCACCAACGAATGTTCCGAAGTCTTGCGAAGAAAATCCTGGCTTGTTGACATAGTAAGGCTTCTTGTTCCAGACAATCATAGGGTTGCCGAACTTGTCTTGGAATCTGCCACCCCAACGCTCGTCACCTTGAAAAGACTTTTCCATTATTTCGCTCTTGCCGACATCGTCTCTGGCAAGGAATACTTTGATGTTGGGGATCAATCCTTCAATCAATCCAGGAGCATCACCACCCATGTCCGAGGCTTCTGGGATGTCTGGGAATTCAACCTCTTGGCCTTCACCAGTTGCGGCATCCACCAGAGCAGATGGGATTGCTTTTATGGACTCGAACAAAGACCTTTCAGCCTCTACATCAATAGTCTCTGGGTCAACATCATTCCCTTGGGATGGAGCACCATCGGGCAACACTCCTTCAGCTGCATCAGCTGCTGCTACCTGCTCTTCAAAGGTCAATTCTTCATCCATGTTAGCCCCTAACTTCCACCATTCCAGCCTTTGATCATAATAGTAGGTTGTTGTGGATATAATTTCTGACCAGTGGCTGGGTTTTTATTTATGAACACTTCACCGTTCTCCAAAGAGTTGTAAAAAGTATCTCTTGCCTGTCGGAACTCCGCAACATTGGTTGTCTGAAGTGGTGGCATTTTCTTGTATATGCCTTTATCAAGCTCTCTGATTCTCTCATTTATGTATTTGTTGCTTTTTCCTTGAATTAAAAGCTCTTTTCTTAATCTGATGTCAGCTTCAGAATTTTCAGTTGTTTTCTTCAACATGTGCAGTGTGAGGTAATTAGCTTTTGCATTGTTGCCAAGAGAAAGAACAGCCTCTTTGTATGCCTTGAATTCCATGTCTGAGGTAGAACCAGATCCTGGAGGTCGCATCAAAGGTGCGAGTTTGTTTGATATCGCTTTCAGAAGTTGTTGGTCTGAAATTTCAGGATCTGACCAGCCGAAAGCACCCTGCAATGCTGCGCGAATATCCAGAGTTGCACTTTGAACAACTCCTGTTAATCCTGGATTTTGATATATTGTATCAAGCGCAACTTGAATTGTCGGTAGCAAGCTGTTGGTTTTGTCTATGTAGTCAATCTCCAATTTTCCGAGCTTTTTAATTTCTTCGTTTCGAGAAGTAACCTCTGGGGGAACTGCTGACCCAGTTGGTGCTCTTGTTATAACAGAGAATTCAGAATCTTCCCCAGCTCTAGGGATGTAAAAACTTACATACTGGTCTGCTTGAATTACTGGTCTGCCAAGAAGCTCTTCATCATCAGTGGTCATCAATTTAAATATTGTGGTGAATTCAGGATCATCCTCTGTAACACCGAATGTCTCCAGCTTCGCCCTTGCATCATCTTCGTTCATGTAAAGGACACGATCCTGCTGAAGATATTTTTCAGCCAAAGGTTTTGTTGATGCCTTAACAATTGCAGCTGGATCTTGGCTAGCAATTTGAGCTGCTGCTGCATTCGTAAGAGTTACTCTGTCCCCTATGTTACCAATTCCAGGAATGTTTTTGTTAAGAGTCCATGTGCTGACTGTTCCTGTTCCTGTAGCCTTGGGTGGTTTGATCGCTTTGGCTATGTTGATGGCAGTTGCAGGGAGCTTGGCTTCAGCTTCGCGCTTGGCCATTGCATCTTTCATCAGGTATTGTGCTGGGACTAATGAGGCTGTTGAAGCTGCACCCAGAGCTGTTTGTCCTGGCTTGGAGGCTTCAGCTGCCATGTTCGTGAAGAATTGAAAAGCCAAAAGAGCAGGATCAATAGGTTTGTATTCAGGAGATATCTCCCGAGCAATTTCAATGGCATCTTCCATCAAATCTTTTCCACCCAAACGACCCAAAGCACCCTGCGACATTCCGAGAAGGTCACCGTAGCTGGTTCCAGCTGCTCCGATTGTGTCGTCTTCCATGTCGGCTCCTTATCTGTTGCCCATGTAATAAGCACTGGCCAGAGAACCTAGTCCACCGATTGTTTGGCCATATATTGATGGTGCTTGAGCTGTCTGTTCACCTTGCTGCAAAGAGAATTGTCTCTGCTCATACGGAACGCCTTTGAGTGCACCGAGAGCAAAGTTGAGTTGCTGGTAGGGATATTGAGCTTGTTCTGTGTAGTCTGCGAATGCCAAGTCAAGAGCTGTCTGGTCTAGCCTCCGACGAGCCTCGCCAGCCCCTAAGAGGCCAGCTGCAGCTTGTTCTTGTAATCCTTGTACCATCGGAGCATAAGACTGCAAAGCCTCTGCCTCCCGAACTCTTGAAGCCTCTTCAGTCTCGAAAGCCTGACGTTGCCTGTCTTCTGCGGCCATCCTGCCAGCTCTATCAGCGTCAAACCTGCTGGCTGCGAATCCTAATCCTTCGGCTGCAGCCTTGGCTCGCAAGTCACCCGCCACCATAGCACCTTCTGAGCCTAAAAGAGCTTCTTGTATGCCGAGCCTTGAGCCACCGAATGCTCCTGCTCTGGCAGCTGCAGCTCTGGCATCATTCTGTCCGAGTCTTGTTTGCCGTTCTGCCTCTCGGACTCCTGCGTCTGCTGCGCCTTGATATATGTCTAAGAAAGGTTGAGCTGATTCTAAGCTGAAGTCAGAGCCCATGAGAGTGTCGTAGTCTTGTTTGGTGTAACCTTGGCCAAGACCTTTCGCAGCATCATAAGCAGTGTCCAAATAAGTTTGGTATTTCGTGGCATTGTCTCCGGAAAGCATGCCCATCGCTTGTTGCTCTTCTGGGGTGAGCTTGCTAACTGCGCCAGTTTCCGGATCAGTGTAAGACGCTATCCTTGCTCCAGTGTATTCTGGATATTCGCTCTTGGCCAACTCCATCGCTTGGTCGAAAAGTATGCGGCCACCAGCTGATACCCACTCTGGGATCTCTGTGCCCGAAAGAGTTGAGCTAGAAGAAGGAAGTGTTGTTGTTGTGCTTTGACATGCGCCGCCCATTTTACGTCCCCACGAATAAAGACCCAGCTTTTACTAGGCCAAGTCTTTCAAAAAAGTTGTCTTTGCGATCCATATCGCCGGAATAAACATGCCCCAGCCGGACAGGAACTTTTGCTTCTTTTGCCATACCAATAAAATTTTTGACTAACTCATAAGCGACTCTGGTTTTTCGGCTGGCCTCAGAAACATAAAACCACATATCAGAAAGATGCCTTTCATCAGACCACCAGTCAGTGCTGATTGTTCCTCCGATTGATCCTGATATTTTGTTCTTTTCGTCGATCGCCACGAACACTATGCCTCTGTGTATTGCTTCGCTGATCTTGGCGACCAGCTTTTCACTGCTTATCGGTGAGACGGGAATCTCGGTGTTTTTATGCATCTCCATAAGAAGCGCAATAATCGCCGAAATATCGAGTGGCCCAGCTCTCCGAACATCCATCACATACCGCCCAAAGCACCCATCTGCGGAGCTGCTTGTTGCGGAGCTGCTTGTTGCCCTTCAACCGCTTCTATAAGCTGCGCCAGCTCTGGGATCAACTTTATTAGGATCCGAGCAACTTCAGGGGTGATCGCTTCGTCCAGACGACCAAGCTCCTCAGGAGACATGTTCGACAATCGAGCCAAAAGAACTGCTGCGATCTCTTCGTCCGGCTGCATCATCGCTTCGCGTGCTCTCGGATCCATTCCAGCATCCATATTCGCTCCACGCATATCAGGCATTTGTTCGGCCATCTAAGCCTCCTTGGTTTTGTAAAGAACAGACCAGTCTGTCTTTTTTGTGAACGCGCCAACAACCCAGCATGTTGGTTCTAATATCTTCCGGTAAATCTTGCCTAGATAGTCTGGCTTGGTTCTCTGGCCATATATGTAAGCAATCTCATTCGACCTGTGTTGGGCTAGGTGTTTCCACAAACCGACAAAGCGACCTTTGCGCATCTGCTTGACCATCCACACTGCCCAAACGTGATATCCATTGACGTGCTGCGGGGAAAGATAGTCTCTCGTGAATCGATAGTCAAGGATCACACTCTGCCTGTCCATCAAGCCTTGGCGCATCAGCTCATTGCATATTACCCTGCCACCCAAAGCACCACCCAGCATGCTGCCAACAACTCCACCGAGTCCTGGAAGTATAGCATTTCCGAGAGCCATCCCGATAGCAGAAGCTCCTGCAGACTTAGCTGCCTCTTTGGGCTTCTTGCCCATGAGCAGGTTGACTCCGAAAGCTGCCAAACCAGCCCCACCAGCCGCACTCCAGTTGGCCTTGGCACCTTCGCCCCAAAGCCTGTTGCCCACACCTTCGAAGAATGTTGGGGCTGTTGAAGATGATGTTATTGCTTCTGCGGCTATGTTGCTTTCAACACCTTCCGGCAATTTGTCAAGCGCACCAGCCTCATAAACTCTCCTGCCATTGACAACTTCTGAGCTGTCTTTGAGTGCATTATAAGCAGCCTCATTGCCAGTTGCTGCGGCTGTTGCTTTGTTCGAAAGCTCTGGGTAATAAACTGCATTGTCAGACAATCCAGTCTCTAAAATTTTGTAACCTGCCTTGGTGCTGTCCGCAACTAACTCGGAGGGAAGATCTTTGAATGCACCTTTGGCTCCTGCTAACAGCTTGGCCCCAGAATCCCCAGACATATATGGATCAACCAAAGCTGCTCCTGCGGAAGCTCCAACTGTCTGCCCCAGCTGGCTCAAAGTGTCTCCGGTGACTTGCTTGCTGATCTGTCCTGGACCCATCATGCCTGTTGGTTGGCCTTGAGAGTCGACTAGCTTTTGATAATCCTCAAGCATCGAGTTGTCGAACTGGCTACTAGGATCAAAGCTCCGCTCACCTGTTTGGATCTGGGTCACCCAAGTCAGAGTTGGGACAGCCGCAGTTCCATACATTGTTTGGAGGTCAATGTTGGGATCTTGAGTGACTGCAGTGTTTTGGAAAACGCCATATTCAACAGGCACAGACTCCTCTTCAGTTGTCTCGCCTGTCAGTCCTGTCAATGCACCTGCTGTAGCCATGAAAGATTCCTTTGACTAATTTTAGTTTATATTGCGTGAGTAGTAAATCATTAACTTATCTCCAGCAATGATGCCACAACGTGCAACCTGTTTCCTGTGGCTGCGGTGACTTTTATTATCTCATCTTCTTGAACGACCAAAGGCTGCGTCAAAAGCTCAACAGTCGCATTCGCACCCACAGCCTTGACTTTAAATAAAGAGAAAGTCGCAGGAGATGAGGCTGCATCTGTGATTGTGACGGTGATTGTGTCAGCATTGCCGCTGTCTTCAGAAACAAGCAATGACTTGATTAATGTGGTGGTCGCATTGGGAGCTGTATAAAGGACAGTTGCTCCTGTTCCCGTCAAATCAACTTTCGCGTTTTTATAGTTGTTAGCCATTACCCAATGAACCACGCTGTAGCTTCAGCTTGCTCTGTGGCTGAATTAAGACCTGCTGAGTTGGCAAAATAAGTTGCCTGTTTTTCTAACTCGATTGTATTGGTCAAGCGTGCCATATAACTCCGGTGATACTCCTCTGGAGGAGTTGGCAACCTTAAGACTGCTAGTGGGGCTGCTGGCTGGTTCATCTCGGGCCATCCTGTCTTAAGTCAATTCTAAAGTCTCCAAGCTGCCATTCGTCTTGGGTTCCTGTGCTTTGGAACTTTAAAGCTATTTGTCGACCTTTGACTCTGGTGCTGATCTTTTCGGTTGTGGAGGTGATGTTGAATGGACCTTTAGAAGTCTCGGAAGCATTCGGAAACTTGCGAGTATTCATGAAAACTGAAACTGTGCTGTTGGCTCCCATTGTGATGTCTGGGATTATCCTGTCAACCATATAAAGATCGTTGCCTTCTGTCGTCATTTCTCTTGGCGCACCTTCAATAAAGCAATTCATAGCTGCGCCATCTGCGCTTGTTCCTGTCTCTTGATTATACAAATGACCACCTGCATCAAATGCGAATGGTTTTTCTCGAGAGCCAAACGCATCATTCCAGACCGTCCTGTCCATAGCTCCAATAGACCAAGCATTTTCAGCATAGTTGTAAGAAACATAGCTGTCTGGCTCAGGATTATCAGCAGCTGTGTTCTGGTCAGAAACATAGAACCAAGTGACCTCGTTGAATTCAACATTATGACCGACTGCAGTCTTGTCGAAATAACGGCCTTGCATTCTGTCGAAAACAAAATGTTTTACGGAACAAGGAATCTCTTTGACAACACCATCATAAACGTAAAAAGATCTGTTGCTCATCCAATATACATTGCCATCAATAGCGATCATCGAGTTTATGCCATTGGCACCAACTCCAGTGGCCAGCAATCGGAAAGAGAATATAAATGGTGCACCAACGAACGTCATGCCATAAATAGCCTCGTCGGTGCTTATTATAGTTTCTTCTCGGGTATTGACCATTGTGATTATTTTTGTGCCAACTTCCAACCGTTGATCGCCAGCTGTGTTGGTTGCTGTTGGTGCAAACTTCGTAAAGTCTTCTTGAGTTGACCATCGGACCAACATCGGATCCAAGTCACCAGAGCTTCCATCAGCTGCGACGTAAACGCTGGCCCCACCAGCTATAAAGTGTCTGTCTGGGAAACTAACGACAGAGGTTCTTATTTGAACTGGGACAGAAGCTGCCTCGGCTATTGATGACACCAAAACTGCTCTGCTCGTAACATTAGAAGATGTGTCCCAATAATAAACATCATGGCCTCTAACTGTTGCAAGAAGATCTTCTCCCCAAAGATTCAAGCTCCAAACAGAACTTTCAAGACTGACTTGAGACAAAGACAAAGATCTTGGCGTGTTCCAAGTTGATTCATTCCATCCACCAACACCCCAACCCAAAGCTGGAGCAGCACTCTGGGTTCCCAGCCCATCATTGGATCCGATCAGGTATTTTATGTCTATTGTCGTGCCGCCACCTGTGGCTCCGCTCGTTGCAGCTGATGGGGATTGTATCGAATAAGAATTAGTGTCAATGAAAGTTATTTGGTAGCCAGACATTCTGTTGATCGTGTCTGCGGGGATCCCTCCTGTAGCAGTGGCAGAGTTTATTACAACCCAATCACCATCTGAAGCTCCATGCGCATTGTCGGTCACAGTGATAGTCGTGCTGCCATTGGTCACCACTAAAGGATTAGAGAGGTTGCTCGTGGTTTTCCGCAGTGGTGTTATGTCATAGATTGCATTGTTTTGAATTATATAAAGATGGTTGTGCGTCCCGACGGCTATCCTGTCAACACCATCGACTGCTCTCCAGAAAACCATCTTCCGACCAACACCAGTCAATGTAGCTTCAGTAGACGTTGCTTCTCCAGCAGGATCTAATGCATAAAACGCATCTTTTTGCCAGCCACCAATTTTCTCTGGGTAACCATTGACAAAGCGGACAAGATCACTGTCAACGTAAAATGGCCCATTCTTACCAGCAGAATATTCTGTGGTGTCTTTAACAATCCCTGAGTTATATTTTATCAGAGAAAAAGTCATATTAAAAAGCTAGCTCAAAATGAGGTGCATCTATGAATGGCCTACGACCTTGTGACCTGCGAATGTCAATGTAGCTGTTCATCGCATTCTCCGCAGTTCCCTCCCAATCCCCGAGAGAGTCGACTGTCCAAGCTGCACCCCACTTGATCTTAACTCCAGAGGCTGCAGCAGCTTCTTTCATCGCATCAGCAATCTCGTCGTAAAGGTTAAGCTCCCAACGACCACCATCAACGTAAGCCATCAAGTCGACAGCATTGCCGTGAATGTGCTTGCTTTTCATTGTTTGGCTGGCACCTTTTGCGACAAGAGCTTTTTGCTCTTCTATCGTCCTCAATCCGCAAATCACTGAAAAGTCTTGTTTCGTAACGCCGATGGCGTACTTCACGACAGTTACCAGATTTTCGTTGACACCTTCTAGCCTTGATAGGCTTCGTTTTCCTAACTTGTATCCCATGGCTACTTCCCCGCATACTTCGTGATCGCACGATTCCCAAACCAAAACGCCAAGACCGCACTGAACAGTCCAGACGTTTCTCCATCCCACATCAAGTCAACTGCTTGCATCCAATCACCACCAGCTTGCGTGACTTTGACCATAATTACAACTTTCGTGGCTACGAACAATCCGAAAAAGGCATAAGTAATGATAGGGCGAACGCTGCCCCTGAGAGCGTTGACAAAGCCTCCAGCGTCAATAGATCGGTCATGTGCATACAAACCTTTTGTTTCTTCGATGTCTGCCTTTTTATCTAGCTCAACCAATTTCATTTCGCTGCGTCTTTGAGCAAGATCTGTTTCTATTTGCATCATTTCAATGCGGTGTTTTTGTTGCTGGTTTGCCTTGAAGTAATCAAGAACAGACGGGAGAAACGATGATCCGAAGCCAAGCAGACTTCCCAGAAGAGCCATCATTTCTCTGATCCTAACCACACAGCGAATGCACCTGTCATAGCACCTGTCACGGTGGCAGTCAATGCAGTGGCCTGAGTGCTAACAACATCCTGTGGGAGAGACATGAACCACTCAATCACACGAATGTACATAACCGTCATCACCAACATCATGAATCGAGGCATAATTTTCCATGCCAAAAACTTTTCCATAGTCATGCTCTCACCCCATCTTTGTTAGCACAGTTATCAACATCATGATTATCGCAGCACTAGCACCAATCATGATAGCCTCGACTCTCTTTACTCTGGTGAACAACTCTTTAAATTGTATTCTCACTTCGGTTTGAAGAGATGCCATTTCTTTTTCCAGCGCAGATACGCGCTCCTCCATATCAGCCATAGTTGAATTGAGCTGTTACGCCAATCATTTCTTGGTTTGAATGCTCCCCATCTCTTAACGCTTGATTGTCGTTGTCAACCAGCCTCGCAGGGAAAGTCGTTTTAACTATTTGTTTTAAATTTCTCAAACTCACATACCTTTCATATTGCTCTTTATGTATTCTTTTTACTGCGACTGCTCTTATCCCCGTATAAGTATCTCCATCTTCAACAGAAGAAAGGTTGAAATATCTTGGATCATCATCAGCAAGGTCTTTAGGGTGAGTTGTTAATTTGTTTGCTGGATTGATGATTAATGCATTGTATTTTTTAACATCAGGCTCGACAATGTGTATCTCACAATAAGACAAAAAGTTTGTGTTAAACTCAGAAACAAATTTTGCTGCTGCTGTCTGAGCATCTTGTTCACTTGTGTACATTGTCATGTTCCAAAGATACCTAGTGGTGTATTCAGTCATGATGTCGCTCCGTAAGTCGTTCCACTATTGCTGAGTGTGTAGCTTTGACCATTAGGTTGTATGGCTTTGCCGCCAGAACCATTGCCTGTTTGAGAAACACCTCCAGATGCACCCCAGCCACCGCCACCGCCAGCACCGTAAGTATAATTGCTTGCACCACCACCGCCACCACCGCCACTGCCACCAGAGCCAGAGTACGATCCACCACCGCCACCAGAGCCAGGAAGAATGTATCCCCCACCAGCAGTGCTAGTCCCGCAATATCCACCAGCAGCCCAGTTAATGACATAAGCAGAGCCACCACCTCCTGCGCCGCCGCCACCGCCACCGCCACCATATCCTGCGTTGCCAGCTCGACCTGTCGAATTAAGTTGCGCTTGGCCATTGCCATTGCCACCGCCAGCACCGCCACCTTGACCACCGCAGTTGCCGCCACCGCCACTGCCGCCACCGCCAGCAATGTAACTTCCAGAAGCATTTATTATAGTTACACCAGTGGTGCTAGACATTATTTCTATTGCATTGCCGCCATCGTTCCCACCACCTCTTCCGACAATTTTCCCGTAATTTTCAATTGTGCAGTCGGGAGTGTCTATCCGCAATCCAGCAGTGCCTGTGGAGGTGCCCCAAACCCAAAAGTCAGTGGGGATGATTAGTGTGCCACCAGTGCTGATAAAATCAGAGGTAAGAACATTTTGCCTGTTTTGCTGGGAGTTTATCAATGCTTCTGTCTCAAGCGTAACAGGCCCACCACCACCTGACCCAAATCCTAAAACATTAAATCCAAAGCCAGTCATTTTTCCTCCTATGCATCGTTAGCTGCATCAGTTGTAAATAATATTTTTACACCCAACAATCTTGCTGCACCTGTTTGATCATCTGCGCTCGTGTCACGATTGATTTGGAAAAAGCACATATCATTTGCGGCTGGGCTTCCTGCGATTGTCACTGCGCCACTTTCTGCGCTAACCATCAAGTCATTTGACGTGCCAGAGAATGCAAGTGCTGTTGTCGCTACCTGAGTGCCAAAAGCTGTGTCTATGCTTTCGTCGTTTGTAATTGCCACCCCAGCAAGTTGCCAAGCAACCGTGCCAGTGTTTGTGCCTGTTACTGTCCAAAAAGGCTGAAAGGTGATCGTGCCTTCGTTCCAAGACTTAGGCATGGCTACAGCAAATTGAGCAAAGTCATCCGCATCAGCCGCAAAGTCCAAAACTTTTAAATCAGGTCGCAAAGCTGTTGTTTCAACTTGCTCTGGCCCACCACATGGATTGGTTGTGCTTGGGTACATAGCAATCGCTGGCACGAAGATCGTCTCTTTGCCAGCAACTTTGACCGCTGCACCGCCTACTGTTGCTGCGCCAGTGACTTCTACGCCAGTGGCTGTTGTGGCGATTTTGACTGCATTGTCGTGATAAAGGCTAACCGCACCATCAACTTCAAAAAAGCCCATAGTTTCGCCAGTGTATTTGCCTATAGTAACATTGCTATTTCCGCGTAGGATTAGCCCACCTGTTCCAGCATCATCTACATAGGAATTTGACCCATCGTGATAAATCTGCAAATCTTCGTTATTTCCGAACTTTGCAGAAGTTGAATCAGAAAATATAAGTGCATTAGCACTACTATCCCAAACAACATTCCTAGCAGCCGTATCGCCGTGCAAGGTAACGTCATAGCCTTGGTCGTTAGCACCTACAGTAAAAGTGGCGTCTAGCTGAACTGCGCCATCAATATCAACAGCATCAAGATTGGTTGTGCCATCTACATCAATGTTTCCACTAACTGTCAAATTATCAGTTACAGTTGTCCCAGCCAGATTTACATCTGTCAAAAGATCATAAATTACTGCACCTGATCCTGCGCCATCTGTGGCAATCATTTTGACCTGACCAGCAAGCACTGCAACATTGGCTCCAGAGCCTTGAGTGAATGTCAGAGTATAGCTAGTTGCATTCTCAATCATCCAAACTTTTGAAACGGTGTTTGGTGCAAGTGTGACTGTGCAAGCCTGACCACCGCCTGTGCATTTTAGATAGAACCTTCGTTCATCACCCTTGGCACCATCTGGGACAGTGACCGTATGTGTAGAGGCATTCGCAATAGCTTCAGTGCCGTAAGCAAATGCCTCTGCAATCATTTCCAAGTTTAGGTTTGTGACTGTTCCCCATGATCCCGACTGGTCGCCAGTCGCCATTTCATTGAGGCGTAAGTCGTTTACATAGGTTGAAGCCATTTTAGTCGATCCTTACAATTGCATTGTTTGCAGTCGCTGCTGGGAATACAATTTTAAACGTACCACCAGAAACAGAGAAGTCACCGCCAAAATCAAGGATGGCAATCGCACCTCTTGAGTTTGAAGATGCATCGCCCAGTGTTTTGTTGTAGATCAAAGCACCACGAGCAGTGAATGTTGCGCTTGTCCATTCTGGATCAGCCGCATCAAAAACACCACTGGTGCTGTTTTCTGTTACTGCCTTGCTTGCCAATGCAACACCGCCAGTGGTGTAACCATTGCCGTTGGCAACTTCATTGCTGGTTATGTAACCATCTGTCGCCGCACTCAATGTCGCGCTGCTCGTATACAGCGCAATATAAACATTGTCGCTGTCTAGATGGTGGTCGCCCAACATGACGTCTTTTTTAAAGAGTGTACTCATTGCTTGTGTGATAGCCATTATATGCCTCCATTATATTCTGCTGTATAGTTCCTTTGCATCTCTTGTACTGTGAACTGGACTGCTTCGTCAAGTTGACTTTTATAGAGAGAAAGAGTCTCTGGCGCTTTCAAAAACGCCGATGCCTCAAACAGAGCCGCAGAAAGTAGAACTGTTGATGCATTTGTTGCAATCCAAGTATTTGGATTCGCATTGCTTAACCCCGTCTCAGGGGCAATAAAATCTACGCTATAGGCCAACGCTGTTGATGGGGTTGGTGCCAATGTAATGATCGTTCCAGCTGTTCCTGCGCTATTTGTGCTGTACATTCGTGGGGTGCCTTGCGTCGTGGCATTGGGCCAATAGTCTCTGATGTAAGAATCAACTCTGTGGTCGAGATACGTCAAGACATTAGTGTCTGTTATGGACACCTGCCGGATCATTCTTGCTGTGGGAATTGTGTATTGGCTCTGGCCAATAACCAAATTTGCAGCAGACGATGTCTGTCGGAAACAAGGCATATTTGGCAGTCGCTGAAATACCATCTCTTCAGCTTGCGATATTATTGTGTCGATTGAGGCGACGAACTCAGTTGAATCGTCTTCTAGAAAATTTTGGATGTTGGCTTTTAGCTCTGTATAATTCATTTATTCATCCTCAATTCCACGTTCCTTCGCCATAGCCGCCTTGACCCCAAGTTGTTATCAGCAAGACAGTGGCTGTCCCAACACCACCTGTGCCGTTTACACCGGATGGATGTGGTCTGCCAGCAATGTCACCCCAAGTCCCATCACCCCAAGCTTCAATTCCCCAGCCAAACTGCTCTTCTGGCACAGCACTTCCAACACCGCCTGTTCCACTGACCCCAGTTTCAACGGGTGATATCTCTGGTGTTTCTGATCCAACTGCTCCTGTTCCACTGACCCCAGTTTCTGTTATAGTTGTGTCGTGGTTAACAACCTCGTTGCCAACTTCCCCCGAACCACTTGCGCCGGAGGGTGTTGCTTGAATCTCTAGTTGCTCTGATCCAACAGAGCCAGATGCGGAAGAGCCAATTTGATTTTGGACAAGCTCAACAACCTCGTTGCCAACGCCGCCTGTGCCAGAAACGCCTGTGCCAGTTTCATTGGTTTCCAGAGAAACAGAGCCAGTTGCTGCTGTTCCTCTTTGACCAGCAACACCAGCCTGCAAATCAGCAACCACAACTCCGGTTCCAACCTCCCCATCGCCGCTTACACCTGACTCTGGAATGGAAATTTCTACAGATTCAATGCCAACAGACCCAGTTGCCCCTCCTCCACCAACCCCAGTTGGGTGTGCAGATGGGATTTCGACCCCAACATCACCGCTTCCACCAACCCCAGATTGAGGCTTGGCCAATTCAAAGCCAGAGGATCCAATTCCATCATTGCCAGCCAACCCAGAAACAGCAGCATGAGATTCGGGGACTTCAGATCCAACAGCTCCAGATCCTGCGGAGCCAGACTGCAGGGCTAAAATTTGGACAACTTCAGTTCCTGTTGATCCAGATCCTTCGACCCCAGATGGCAGAGCTGAAACTTGGACAACTTCAGTTCCTGTTGATCCAACACCGGAAACTCCAGAAGGATGAGGAATCACTGATGGAATCTCTACGCCGACAGACCCTGCCCCTCCAGTTGCGGACACACCAGTGACATGAGCTGCTGGAACTTCAACACCTACATTGCCAACGCCAGCCGCGCCATCTGGATTGCTTGCTAATTCAACAGAAACAGATGCGAAGGCTGGTGTATTTGCCTGACCTCCCATTCCGCTGTGGTTTGTGCAATAATAATAAAGTGTTGGTGCGCCATCTGCGATGACTATTTGAGTATAAGCTCCAGCATTTCCTGGGATGCCTGATGTTGTCACTCCTGTTGTGTACTCGCTGCCTCCACCATGGGTTCCATTGGGTGTTGTGCTGAATCTCAATGGGTGTCCAGAGTTGGTGTTGTCGGACTGATCGAAATAATAAGTCCTGCTTTCCATAAGCTCCAGCGTGTCTTGCTGAACACCAGCGACAAAGTATTTGTTTGCCCCGCCAACATTTTGCACTGTCACTGCCAGCGTGACAACTTGAGAAACATCTACGGCGACGCTGCCCACCCCAGAAGATCCTGTTGCGAAAGATGATGCCTCACCAACTTCCCCTGTTGCCTCACCATCACCAGCCACACCAGAGACTGGATGATTGATGTCGATGAACAAAGAGATATATCCAGAAGATGCTTTTCCGGCTGTCCCAACTCCTGGTCTTTGACGAGGATCTACGAATGGATCATAATTGAATCCGATGAATATTTCAGCATTCTCTGGATCGTTATCTGGCCTTGGGCTGAAAAGAGCTGTGGCATCAACGACATTTTTCGCAGGAGTCAACTGCGGCTGCTTCGGCTCCCAATCTTCTGGAGAAACTCTGAGGCCATCCCAAGTTGTCTTGAGTTGAGTATAAGGCACACGTAGTCCAGAGCGATCACTGATCGCTAAAGATCGTTTGCCTTTTGCATACTTAACTCTTGCCATCAGATAAGATTCAATCCTTTCGGCCGAACTCTCATTGAAACACCATCATTGTCTGTCGCAGCTGCAAACTCGAATGCTCTTTCATAAACCTGATTCAACAAGTTAAATTTATCAGGAGCATATTTCATTGCCAACTTGCTCGCCAGCCCAGCACAAAGGCAATCTGTCCATCTGTAAGGAATGTCTGCATCTTGGTTGCTGGCTGTTATATCTTCGAGTTGGTTTATTGACCAATAAACCAGACTGTAATCTGTTCTGTCTGGGACTTGCCAAACATTGATTGTTGGGGTGTATTGCTTGTCCAACATATATTGGCTTGGTTTGCCAGAAGAAGATTTGTTTGGAAGTTGGTTGTATTCTGATATACTGACTCTTTGGATTGTTGTGTCAGTTGTTGTGCCCCCAGTTGTTTGGCGTATCACAACATCAATAAAGTCTATCGTCCCGACAGGCAATGTATAAGCTGTTTGGCCTTTTACCAAAGCTAACGTATTATTCTGGACAGCCCAATAATTTATGCCACGGTTAGCAAACTCGCTGAAAAGCAAATTAAGGCTCCTGCGAGCTGCTTTGGCTTGGTAGCCTGTCCGAGTTTCGTCGTCTATTCCGCACCGCTCAAATGATTCAGCGATTATCTCTTCAACATCGGGCCGGAAAGCGTATGTGTTAGATGTCGCCATTCACTTTTCCTATGCGTAGTGTTTTTTCATCCGCAAGATAATGTTGTATGTGTCGCCAACAGCTCCAAGGCCAGTTGTCGTGAACATGACATCGCCAGTTGTGCTGCCATATTCTACAGTTGATGGCAGTCCGCCAAACTTGCTGAAGTCTTGGTATCCGATGTCATCAGCTGCCATATGCATCATTATGATGTCTGTGCTTGCGTCTGCCTCAACCATAACGGTGATGCCTTGAATAACCCACCAACACTCCAAAAGACTGACAGAATTGCAAGACTGTCCATTGGCATTCTTTGCCAAAGTTGAAACATCAACTTTTTTTACAGCATCTTCATCCGCAGTGTCAACATATTGCAATTGGAATGCCATGACTACTTCGTTGGTGTTTTCAGTAATCGTCTTCACACTTGTAATGTTAGCCATCTATGACCCTCCTGTAAATTATTGGTGGGCTTTACACCCACCAAACAATTTTATGTGACGTTGTTGCTTTGAGCATAAACAACCGTCACAGCACCAACACCATTGCCTGTGTTAGCTGTGGTCACGATCAACCTATGATCGCCTGTGCCTGTGTTGAGCCACTTGGATGTGCGAGTTGCATCTGTTCCAGGACTAGCAGCGACAATCCCGACGGCATTGCCTTGAATCGCTCCAGCAGCAGTCAGAGAGGTTGCCGCGCCAACACCACCAAGGCCAAGAGTCGTTGCCCCACCACTCCAAGCTGTGGTCACAGTGACATCAATGGATATCAGCTGGCTGTTTGCTGGGATTATGATATTTGTTGTTGTGGTCGTGGCAGTTTGGTCAATGGCTGCTGTTTGCGAAAGAACAGCAAAACCTGTGTTCTTCATGTCGGAGCCGACTGTCGTGCCGCTGGTTTCTTTTATCGTGCCTGATTTTATCGGGCCTGAGAATGTTGTTGTACCCATTGTAATTCTCCTGTCTGGGTTAAGTCAGCTGTTGCTGTCAGGATGGAAAAGGGAGGACATTTTGCCCTCCCCAAATTTTATGCTGCGCCTTCAGATCCGAAGACACCACGCCAGTCAGTGAAGCCGAAAGAATAACGCTCACGAACTTTGTAGCGGACATTACCAGTCTCAAAATCACCTTCCATGCCTTTTTTCATAGGCGACCTTTGGAACATCTTCAGTCCATCAGGGACATCAGTCTGCACAAAGAATCCATCGGCATCAGTCAAACGACGCATGACGTGATAGCCTTTGGGCAGATAGCCGCCGGACTTAATCGCGTTAAGGTCATTGTCAGCTGTGCCTGTCCGGAGTGTTGACTCCAGCAGACGCTCCGCAACAAACTGATAAGCTGTCGGGATTATCAACTGAGTGCCTTGAGCGGCAATCCGAAGACCACGGTCGTCTTTCATATCAGAGATTTGAATCAAGATTGACTCTAAAGAAGTCTCTGAAAGATCCGCTGCCGTCGCAAGGACATTAGACTGATTGCCATTCTGGGTTGGGTGAGAAGCACTCAACAAAGTTTGACCATCGCCACCAGTAAACCCAGCAGCTTGCGCATTGTTCAAGACGTTAGCAGCCTTGATTTCTTTGGTCGAAGCCATCGACCGCGCAAGAGCTTTTGTGTAGCGAGAAGCGATTGAGCCATATTGGCCATCTTCTTCAGCTTCCTCGGTGATCGAGAATGCCAAGGCAATCGTTTCGTGCTGGTAACGTGCAGTCCACTGTTGCGAAGCAGCATCATAAGACACAGCCGCACCTTCACTTTTAGTGGGAGCGTTGCCAAAACCTTGCAACAAGACATCTTCTTCGAATGCCTTCTGCGAGGTGTTGCTTTCAAACACCGCAGCATATTCTTCTGGGTATCTGTCGTACTCAAGACCGAAGAGAGTGTTCAGTCCTGGCTCAAGCATTTTTGCAAATGATGCTCTATTCATTGCCATCGTTCAGACCCTCCTATATGCCAGCAGTGGCTTTGAGTATGTGCTCATTGATGAGCACCTCAACCACAGCATTTGTGCCAAAAGCATTGTCAGGAGAATCATACAGAGCAATGATCTTGCAAGAAGCAGTCCCTGTGCCCATTGTAGAATTCAACTCAAATGCAGAGTTACCAGTCAGCGTGGACCCTGCCCCAGCGACAACATCAGCACAGTTGCCGATATTGGTCACGGCAGGAGCACCGTCTGATTGGACTTTGAATACGGTGTATGGATCATCGTACACATATGCTATAATGTCTGTAGCAACTGTGCCTGATGGCCAATATTCACTGTAAACATACGAGCCATCTGCAGCGGTATAAGACACCCCAGCAAATACACCAATGTTGTTGGTTTCTGTTGCAGTGTGAGGTGTGATGACCCCATCTGCAGTCAGAATGCAAAGATCACCAGTGAAGATGTTCTCAGCCAAACCAGACGTAATGGTATACTTATTTGCACGAGGTGCATTACCGCTCATGTGGCGAACTGGGACGAACCCAAATGCGGCATCTACGTTTGCCATATTATCGCTCCTTAGCGTTAAAGGTTAATCATTCATGACAGAAACCGATCTGCCACGACTAACTTCAGACTTCCGATCTTGATAAATCGGTTGCCCATTGTTGCGTCCTAACGCATCAAGCTCTCCTGCAATTGATTCGTTCTGCTCTAAATTCCTTTTGTTGTACCATTCCTTTTGAGAGGCTCGGTCTTCAATAGGCATTTCACAGAGCAGCATTCCTTCAATTCCAATAGAACCTGCCCACTGGCCGTGGTTGATGGTCGGGAACAACTCATCTTTAACGGAGTCAGCAGAGCGTGGTGACCAGCCTTCGCGCATACGTTTGTATACATTGTCTGGCGAGTCTTTACCCTGAATCGAGGTTGTTACCCATCGTTGGACCATGCCAGGACGAGGCTTCGGTGCATCTAACAACGATGGTGGTTTCCATGCAGTCTTAGGACGAGCCTCTTCTGCACGGACTTCTTCGCGAGTCTCAGCTGCGCGTACATTGCGGGACTTTGTCATGACTTAGCTCCTTGCCTGTTTTTGAATTTCAGCTGCATATTGCTTCAGCCCTTTTTCGTCAGTGATGCCCAGCTCTCTGGCCATTCGGAGTTGATCTTGAGTCATTCTTGTCCTGCCATTTGTGCGAGGTGCTCCTGAACCGCCTGCAGTTGGCGCTACTGGTGCTCTGCTTTTTGCTCGTGGTTTGCCTTGCACTTTCCCCGAGTTTAGCTCGGGAAACACGTTTCGTAAACGAAAATCTAACTGATCGTAATATTCGTCAGATTCTTTGTCAAATCCTTCGAGGTCCAACTGCACATCAATCGCTCTGGCTGCGGCTGTTTCCCGCGAAAAACCATTGCTGTCGAACCATCTGTTTTTCTCCCACCAACTCATTGCTTTTTGCGGAGGGGGATTCTGAGCGGCCTGTTTTGCGCGACCCACAGTTGGGGAGGCTGCTTGTTGCTGGGCCATCTGCCTTTGCATCTCAGCGACTCGCATGGCTGCTCTCATGTCGGCCAACTGCTCGCTGAAAGACACTTGAGCTTCTGTGTCGCCTTCTTCAACAGCTTTGGAAAGAGCAGCACGAGTCTGCTTGTATCGCGTGTTGAATTGATCTTGGGCTTGGTGCTCATTGCCTTTTTCAAGACGCTCAAGACGAGACTTCAGCTGCGCTGTTTCTTCTTGGTACTGGCGAGCCTGAACCTCAGCTTCTCTGCGTTGGTCCACTAGCTTTTTGATTCGCTTTTGGACTTTGCCGCTGTATTCTTCTTCGGTGTCTTCTTTCACAGCTTCTTGCTTTTCCTCTGGGGAATCAGACTCATCTGTGACTTCAATTTCAAAGTTGTCGTCTTGGCCAGAAGTTTTCTTGGCCTCAGCGATCTCTTTCTCGAGCTCTTCGAGAACTACACTTTCATTCATGGCTTACCTCACTCCACATACGCTGCAATGCTGACGCCTTCTGGCAAGACCGATGTGATCTCGTCATCATTAAGCAGCAGCATCTTGACGCCGTTGATTGTTAATTTTTGACCTGCGTATTTGCCGTATGTTACAGAGTTTCCCTCTGTTGGCCACTGGCCTTTCCATGCTTGGCCTGTGTCACGGTCTCGATACGCCAATTCACCCATCGCAAGAATTGTGCCGTGGGCTGTGAGGTATTCTTCATTGTCTTTGGAGCTTTCCGGAAGGAAAATGCCACCTTTTGTTTTAGCCTTGGCTTGATTAGGCTGAACCAATACTTTCCAGCCCAGTGGCTTGGGGAACTGGTGCGACCCTAACGTCGCATTGGTCTGCTCATCTGTGATGAGGTCTTTTGCATGCGGATGAGACATGATTATTCATCCTCCTGATTCATTTTTTTCATCGTTTCATCGATCAATGCGCAAGCCTGTTCTAAGCCTTCCGCAATCCCGACGTTTTTGCTGTACGATTGAAAGTCGCTCATGCGGCCTTCAACCATCTCGCTAGCTATCGCTGTTTTCTGGAGCCGGATCTGCTTCTTGATCTCTCTGATCAGATCGATCATCGCTTTCCAATCCTATTCCACCGCCACCACTCATAGAAACACCAGTGACAAAAACTTCAACAACTTCTTCGGTCTTTTCCTTGGGCACTAGTACCCTTTCTTCTTTTTCTTCATAGTTTTCTTCTTCATCCCATGTTTCATTTTGGATCCTCCTTTGGATATAAGTGACGGGAAAGACGACCTGTTCATTGTTTATCCTCCTCTTCTCCAGAAGTCAACAATCGCTCTGGAGAGTGAGGGCATCATTCAGAATCTCCAGCTTTAACTAAATCTTTGTAATATTGTGTTTCTCGTATTCCTTTTGATTCTATCCACTCTGCAACGTCTGCAGGGTTATAATCATTGGGAGGAGAAGGAACTTGATATGTTGGTTTATGCATCGGGAACAATTTTTCTGGATTCTCTGCCATAAAAAGTCTAGGTGTTATTTCATCACCATATTGAGATCCATATTCATAAACATCAGCCTGTCCCATGTATTTCTGAAGTGTCCCTAAAAACTCAGGACTCTCTTCAGCAATCTCGGCAACATCCTCCAAAGCTGAATGAACTGGGACTTCTCCCATTTTTTCTGTTGCAAATTCGACCATGCCAGGATTCATATCATTTTCTTGAAAATACAGATATTCAGCCATGTCTCTCTCAAGAAGCTCTTGTGGGGTGACGTTTTTCCCTGTGACAGCTCTATATGCTTCTGCTCCAAATTCTAATTCTTGGTCCATATTTTTAAAAAAAGATGAAGTGACTTCAGAAAGTGATTCAGCAACCTCTTCAGCAGACTCTCTCGCCAATGAAGAAACATCTGGCAAAGCACCTGAGGCAATTTTGCCAGCAGGAATTTGACTTATGGCTCCTACAATTGGAGCTGCAACAGCTCCTGTCAGGAATCCTCTGCGGCCGACATCTGTATCGCCTTTGTCAATTACGGACTTTAAAAAATTAGTAACTATTCTTGATGTCGTTCCCATCAGTCAATGATTCCTTCTTTTTTAAACCACTCGCCAACTTCAGCTTTAGTCATGAAATAAGGCTCACCCATCAACTCTTCAATTACGTAATATGCATCATCCTCATAACCTGTTGGTGCTTGGGTTCCGAACTTCTCGAAATAATTGTCCAGACCTGCCTCGTCACTATCAAGCCAATTCTTAATGTTGTCACCCTCGTCAACTAAGCTATCAAAAACTTCATCAATCCCTTGAATGCTTTCAAGAGCCATATCAGCAGCCTCCCTCGGGCTGACATCATACTCTTCAACAACGTCATTTACTAGGTCATTAAAGCTGCGAGTTTTCCTAACACCTTCTGATAAAGCTGCAAGCTCTGAAGGTGGTGGGACTCTCTCAACAGCTGCCTTGACTGGAAGTGGAATATCATCAACAATCTTCATCACCGATGGGGCTGCGGCTGTTACACCCAAAGCAGACAAACCACCCATCACTTCTCTGCGATTCACTGTTGTTGGATCAGGCAGGTTGCCCAAAACACCATCATCGTCGTATTGTTGAGTTGGGACTTCGCCTGTGATCATCTCGTCCAAGTTGTCTTGAACTTTGTCAGCTGCGACGATTGCGTCAACCTTTTCGCTGCGTGGGACTGCAGCCTTTGAAGTGATAGACTTCAACCAAGCTAGAGCTGGACGAGTCATCGCTTTGGTCAAAGGGAATGCTTCAGCTACAGAGAATGCACCACCAACAACCCCAGCTAAAGCATCTAATTTGCTTTCAGCTGTTCCCAAGTCTCTGTAGGCTTCATTAGCTGCGAAAACCAATCCAGCGGGAGTGATGTCTGCAACGCCAAAGCCTTCCGCAATGCTTTGATTCGCGTCGCCTGTCAAATTTCCAGCGAACTTGCGAGCCTCATATGGGTTCATGCCAAGATATTCTGCGGCACTCGCAATAGAATTTTGAGATTTCTGTCTCCAGCTTTCCTCAGGAACATCAGACGGCCTCAAATAACCTTCTCTGAAAGCATCGTAAATTTCTGATGGGCTCCCCCCTTTGGAATAAACTTCTGAAAATGACTCTCCAGGAATTTCCGACATCTCATTTGAACGACCAATTTTAGTCGGGGCTATGGTGCCTTGGCGCATGATGTAATTCACCATGTTCTCATAGTTGTCGTCGCCAAACTTCTGTGGTGGGAGCTTTTCACGATCTGCGAATATGCTGGATGGTTCAACGTATTCTCTAAGTGGATCTGCCATCAGACTTGCCCTCCGGAAAGTTGTTGCGTGAGTATTTGTAGCGTCTCTTGGAAACCTTTGTCAAGCTCCTTGGCTGCCATGGCGAACTTGCGTGGACTGATCTTTTTGATCTTGCGCTTTTCTAGAAAGCTCTTCGCCGCACGAATCTCTGCATTGGCTACTTTTTTAATGGAGGATCTACTCATCTTGTTCTCCTGTGGATAATGAGCTCAATGCACCAGCAGCCAACGGCACAGAAGCGAGTATTTTGCCTGACTTGGCTTGTGCTGGGTCAAAATTTGCAAATTGCGAACGAATTTGGTTTGGCTCTAAAACTATTGTGCTCATAGATCCTGGATCTTCGCCTTTGTTCACATATTGAATGCTGTCGAACCCTTTTGAATTTAAAAAATCAATTATCCAGCGGTCTTTGCCTCCTGGATAAATTTCATCTGCTTCGCCGAATGGAACTCCATTAAATTGGAAATTTTCTGCAAAATATCTGTTATCAGTGAAAGTTTTTCCGTCTGGCTTTTCATATTTTTTGGTGACTTTTGCTGTGTTAAGCTCATCGCTTGAAATTCCATATTTCGATACAGCAAGTTGCTTGTTATTTTTATTTGGTGGGGTTGCACCGCTGATCCCAATTTCTGAAGAAATTCTATCCCAAATATTGTTTGCATCCCAAGAAGAAAGGGAGCCAGCATAAGTATTTTCTTTTAAAGTTAGTGGTCTTTCTGCTTTTAACCTAACAGGATAAATGGATCCAACCATATCACTGGATCTGCCTTGGTCCTGAACCGATCTCAAATCTCTCAGGCGTTCGTAAGCTGCTTCTGGTGTTCCAAAGTGAAAGAATTCTCCTGATTGTTTGAATTCTTCAATATCTGGACTTAATGATCCATGATAAAACACTTTGTCTGAAAAACTAGACAAAAAGTCAGCAACACCCTCGACTGTTTTTACTCCAAGCCTACTTAAAGCTGACATATCACCATGCCCTGCAAGACCAGTATCTTGCTTTTGTTTTTGGTCCAGGATTATCGCAGTTGTGACGAGACCGGAAGTTGCTCCTGCGGCCTTTTTGGTTTTTCTTGATTCGCATGTTTGGGTCGCCGAATGTTACACGCTTGACTCTGTCGCCATCCTTGACGTAAACCACAGACTTCTTTTTGCCGTAGCTCGTCTCACCCTTGCCGATCCTGCGAGGCTTGTTCAGCGTCACCTTTTTGCCTTTGTAGGTTGCCATCAATAAACCCTCTGTTGTTCTGGATCAATTAGCTTTGGGACGCAATATGCTGTGGCAATGTCCTTTGGGTAATATTCGCCATACCTCCGGACCAACTCCCGAGCATAATAGTTGCAATCTTCAACTCTCCAAAAGTGCATGTCTTCACTCACCAACTTTCTTTCTTGGCCAAGGTAAAGCATCAATGCGAAAACATGAACCACTCACTTGTGGACTTTCTGCACGTCGAATGATGCCTTTCTGACCGCACCCTTGTGGGGTTTGTATTCGCCTTTCATCAGCTTGAAACCTTTGCCAGACTTCATCCAATGGAATCCTTTTGGGGCATCAACTGCTTTTTTTGCCACTTTTCTTCCCTTTCCAGCTCACACGCTTCTTGGATGTTTTGCGCTTGGCTGCTGCTTTGGCTGACTTGCTTTTGCATTGCGCCATTGTTGGCCGACAGGCGGGATATCCTCGTTTGCTTTTGGTTCTGGACTTCCTGCCGCATGGCTTGCCAGTCTTGCAATCTACCCAGCCTTTGCCTTTGTTCTGGCTGAACCACTCCCTGAGGCCACCGCTGGTGCTACTTTTTTTTGGCACTTTTCTTACCCCAGTTTTTGGCACCAACCTTCCGACACTTGACAAGAGCACCAGACCCATACGCCGAAGGCCACGTGCCGCCTTTGCGAGTGTAGCGTGCTTTTACTTTTTTGTAGCAAGCGTCCTTCTTTTTTGCCATCAGTTTTTGCCTCTGTAGCCAGCAGCTCTTATTGCGCGACCTTGCCTTTCGGCTTCAGCCCTAGTCTTGTAGACTTTGCCAGACTTGCCCCAGCGATAGCCTCCTTTGACTTTGCGGACAGGCACTAATGCCCTCCGAGAATCTGGTTCATCATCTCATGAACGTCGCCATCACCTATCTTCATGACTTTGACTTTCATGTCGCCTTCCTCATATTCCTCTTCCTCTTCCATCATGCCATATTGCATCTGGTGGCAAAGCAAAAGAAAGTTAACAAGCTGATCGTCCGAAAGCTCAAGACCTTCAGCATCATGCGGAAAGCCCATCTTTTCTGCAAAAAGCTCCGCATTTTCTTCCATGTTTTCTACGTTGACTTCAGCCATGGTGGCCTCCTATTTCATCATGTCTCTATATTGTTGAGCTTCAATGTCGCTAGTGGAGCCGGAGCCGCTGGGCCGGAGCTTTGGGCGCATCCGAGCAACTTCAGCATCGCTCATTGAACCACTTGGCCCCATGCGTGTCCGCTCCGCAAAGTCAGCTTCTTGTTGGGCGCGAATGTTGTCGTACATCTTTTGATCTGCGGCCATGCTGGTGGCAGCTTCAGTAGGCATCGCAGAAACCATTGCCTCAAGATTCATACGTTCCATGTCACTGAGTGCACCGCCAGCGATTATTTCTTGCACTCTTGCCGTCAACTCTGGGGGAGCCTCTGCTGTCATGTCAGTGTTGGCTCGCAGGAAAGCCTGCATAAGCTCAAGGTCAGACATCGTACCTAAATTATCCATTATTTGCTTCTCCATTATAAAGGACAGACCAGTCTTTTTGCCCGACGAACAGGCCAATGGAGAAACAAATCGCCTCGCCAATGTTCTTGATTAGGAATCCTGAAAGTGTGCGCTTGTGCGACTCAGGCTTGACAATGCGAGCTATCTCTTTGGCTCTTGCCACTGTGAGGTATTCGAAAAGGTTGCTCAGAGACGTTGAAGACCGCATCCGCACGACCATCGGCACTGCCCAATGATGGTAACCACGAACTGTGATCGGGGAAAGTCTCTTGGCTGTGTACACGATGTCCATCCGATAAAGATCCATGTCCAGCTTGCCTTGCTTATAAAGCTCTGTGCAAATGACTCTGGAAAATCCACCATCTCCACCGCCACGCTCTATTTCTTGTGCGCGACTCTCTCCAGGACCACCACCATCAAACCTGTCCATAAAGCTAATGAACCCGCCATCATTGCCTTTTGGGTCTGCTGGAGCGGAATATGCACTGTCATCGCTTTTGGTGTTATACCTCACACCTCCTATTTCGACCTGATCGTTGATTGGGGCTGCTGGACCTTGATAATCATCTTCGTCGAAAGACCGTCCGAAAAGATTAGATGTGGCAGACCCAACGGACTGGCCAAGCTGATAAGCTGCATTGGACATCCCTGTCAAGAAGTTTTGATCGAGTGGATTCTTTTCGTTTTCTGCGAAAGTGATGTAACCGTCCCTGTCCTCATCTGCTCTGCGGCCACCACCAATGCCATAAACATCTCCAGCATATCCAGGACCCCCACCATCCCTACGATCTTTCAAGCTGAGATACTTTCCAGGATCTGGCTCAAAAGACTCCTCAGCTGGTGGTGCGCCATAACCTCCTGCGTCAATGGCTGCTACGTTGTACCTGCGGGAATCTTGGCGACGACCTAGGTTTATCGGTTGGCCAACCCCAACCGCATCAATGGCTGTTCTGATGTTGCTGAAAGTTGGAAGGTTGTTTTTGCCCAATGCACCCTCAACAAAATCACCATCTCTCTCTTGGAGCGTATCGAAAGACTCAAGCTGGGCAGTTCCAGCCTCCAGATCGCCAACAAGATTTGAGACGCTTGCTTCGACTCTTGGGATGGCAGCGTTATTCACAGCGGATTGTGTTGGCACGGATGCAGGAGGGTTTGGATCAACCATAGATGGTGGTTCCATAGTTGATTGATCCGGAACAACAGAGGGTTTTGCTGCAGGAACATTGCCAGCAACCAAATACTGGCCAGCATCTAAAAAGTTGTTTTGCCGAGAGAATGGTTCTCTGACACCTCTTAAAAATTGCTCTGGATCATACGCCACGCTGATCTCCTTTCGGCATTCCGGACATGAAAGACTCCAGCGCACCCATGTTTGGTCCTTGGGCTCTTGCTCGGATCTCTTCGACCTTGTTTTTCAAATATTCCATCATCGGGTCTGCCGCAGGTGCTGCGGGACTGGGAGGAGAAACCGCATTGGGTGGTGCTCCTGCGACAGCTGTTTGGCCAGAAAACTTGGTTGGGTCAATTGGACCCATGGGCAAAATGTTGCCGTTAAAGTCCACTTTTCATAGCCTCCATCTGGATTTTTGCTGCATTCTTTTCTCGCTCAAGCTGCAACTCTGCTTGGAGCTTTTGAACTTTGGCCTCCAACTCTGCTTGAACCTTGGCAGCTTGGATGTCCATGTTCTGGCGAGCCTTGGCTTGATCGATCTCGATGTCTGATCTTGCTTTGGCTTGGTCTGCGGCAATCTCGGATTGAGTGCGCTGTTGAAGAGCCTGAGCCTCCAGCTGTGCGAGCTGCTTGGCGTATTCCAAAGGATTCTGTTGACCGCCTTGTTGCCCTGCAGCTTGCAGAGCTTTGATCGGTTGCATCTGGGGAGCTGCAGCGACCACTTGGGCTGCGCGTTGCGATATGAGCATGTCCATCTCTGGATCGATGTCTTTCAAAGCGAACTTCGGATCTCTGAGGTTGGGCAATGGTGGGAGTGGCATGTTGATGCTGGCTTCCATCCGCTGGCGATACAACAACGCGACGTGCTCAGCAATGTGGGCGATCAATATTGGCTGCATCGTCTGGGCTGCTGGGTTGCCAGCCAAAGACGGATCTTGCATGAATTGAATGTGCACCGCAATGTGGGCTTCGTGATCTTGCTCTGGGAAAGCCTTGATTGGCTTGCCATACATGATCGACATGTTCTCGTCGATTGGGTCTGTCCTCGGAGCTTCTTCTGGCTTGATCAAAATCTCATCAATGTTCGGGATTCTGATGGCCTCATACATTCGTTTGTATGCTTCGTAAAGATCGTGCAGCTGCGGAGCTGACTGAGCCATTTGCAAGATTGCTTGAGCCTGAGCGATTCTCTGGGCAGTGCTGAATATGTTGGGGTCAGAAACCGGAATGATGTCGACACGATCGTCGAAGTCAGTCGCAAAGACTGTCTCGCTGGAACCAGCAACCGAAAACTGGAAAGACTCCTCGAGGTGCTCTGCATTCAGTTTGGCCAGCAACTTGAACTCTTGGCCTTGGGAATAATGCAGACGTTTGTGGATTGCGCTGAATGCTTTGGAGCCTTGCTCAATCAGAGCGACAGTTGACCCGACGGGTGCATTCGGGTTGACGTCTCCAACATTGAGGTCAGAAGTCGAAGCGAACCTCTGGCCAGCTTGGACGATGAACCCCAAAAGGTTGAACAACGATTGGCTTGGCTCTTTGAACGGCAATGGCATGATTGCTTTGTTGACGTCATCCACCGTCGCGTCCAGATCAACGAACTCTCCAGGATTGACATCAATCTCACCACCGCTGACTCTGCCCTTCAGCTTGAAGCCACCTTGCATGTTCGCAAAAGCTGCGGAGTCCAAAAGTGCACGCAACGAGCCTGTGGCTGCTCTGCCCAGACCGCCGATCATGTGATACAAACCGAAACCGTAGAATCCCAATCCAGGCAAGAACTTGTAGCTTACGAACCAGTCTCTGCGCTTTTTGTCCTCGTCGTTCTCGTCCCAGTTCCTGCGGATGGCGACGATCTTCTCAGAGTCATAGTCAATGGTAATGACGTAAGGCAACATGACAAGGTTCTCAGACTCTTCGTCCTCAATCCCGTCTATGCCCTCAAAAGCCTCGTAACAATGCATCTCCAAAAGAGTCATGACATCGTCGTCAGAGTCGTCGTCTTTGTCTATGCCTTCGATCCGCTGCGTGGTGTAGCCATCATCATCATCATAACTGTCCCCAGTGTATTCCGAAGGCAAATACCAACCAGCCGCGACATACCTGTTGTAGTCGTTTTTGGGCATTTTGATGATGTGGGTGTATCGTGGGGAAGTGTGAAGATCTTTGCTCTCTGGTGCAACAACAAAATCTTCAGCTTTGACAAACTGGCTGCATTGGCGATTGAGGTTGGCATCCCACCAAACCTTTTTGAACGTCTGGCCAACCAGTGGCAGGTGAAACAACATTTGGTCAAGGTCTGGGAAATATTCCGGCATCTGCTCCATGATTTGGTAATTCATGAATTCCTTGACACGACGAGCTTGATCTTCAGTTTCTTCGTTTGGCTCGCCAATGATGGTGGTCTTGACTGGACCGCCAGCTGGGTAAAGCTCTGCGATGGCTTTGGCGTTGAACTGCGTGGCAGCTTCTGCGATCAGCGGATGGACGACTGTGCTGAGGCCACGAATGGCTCGCTCTTCTTCGTTCTCGTCCATGCCACCTTCTGGGTCGAGCGTCAACAAGCCTTGTTTGTAGCGTTCTTTCCACTCGGAACGAGCTGACTCGTCATTCTCAAAATAACCTGTGAGGGTGCCAGCTTTGCGGGACGACTGCTTTTCGTCAATGTCCTCTGCTAAGTTTGCATCGAAGTTGCTGTCAGACTCTTCAATGGCGTCCAAGACCGGATCACCAATCAAAACATCCCCATCCGGCAAAGTCTCAACCCGAAGGTCATCAGGCGGGGAGCCTTCTGCAAATGGAATAACAGGTTCAGCCATACATCGTCAACCTTTTCCTCATGGGCTCGTCATCATCTTCGTAATCACCTGAATGGGTGACAAACCAGCCTTTGCGCAATCTCAACCACGCTTGCGTGCACGTGTCAACTATGTCGTCATTCTCAACTGCTGGGAATGCAGCACAGATATCAATTAAATTTTTAGCCCACTTCTTGCCTTTTGGAAAGTAAATTCTTCCATCCTCCAATAATGCGGAGCTTGCATGGGCACGAGCTTGCTTGTCTCTGTCCGGAGAATACTCAATTACGGGGACACCAGCCATGCGCAAATCTTGCAGCAAACTCTGGCCAGAAGCCTTCTTCTCGATCAACACAGCGTCTGGGTCGTACTCTTCATATGACTCTTGTGCGATCTTCCGCAGCTCTGGGTAAGTAACACGATCCCACCAAGCCTCAAGCACCATAGCACACATCGCTCCCCTGTGCCGGAAGACTCCCCACGTCGTGCGAGCGGAATAAGATGATTTCTCTTTGATGCTGAATGCTGTGTCCCAAGACTGCAAAACATATTCAATCTCTGGAAGCTCATCGCCTTCCCATGGAACCCACCACTCTGATTTCAAGATCCCACCACCTTTTGGGGCTGGCCTTTGTTGCAGCTGTCCGGCTGAAGCATATGACCCGAGGCTTCTCTCAAGATTGGAAAGAGTTTTGTCGTCGATCCGGTTTGGCCAGAGAAGCTCTCCTTCCTTAGTGCGTGGGTCTGTGAATCCTAAGCTGGATCTGGTCTTGGTCGGGTGGCCGATCTCATATCGGGCTGGCAAGCACAAATGATCCCATTCATCACCAATCTCATTGGCCAATATGTGCCCTGTCAAGTCTCCCTCGTGCACTCTTTGCATTATCACGACAAAAGCACCAGTCTTGGGATCATTGAAACGTGACTGCATGGCTTGGTCCCACCACTCCAAAACTCCCTCTCGGACGGCCATCGAATCTGCCTCCCGAACATTGTGTGGGTCATCAATCACGATTATGTCGCCACCCTCCCCAGTCAAGGCACCATCCACAGAGGTTGCGATCCTTTGGCCAGTGTGGTCGTTCTCAAACCGTTGTTTCTGGTTCTGGTCACCAGTCAGCCGGAAAGCCTCACCAAAATGATTCTTGTACCATGGGCTGTCAATCAACCGTCGACACTTAACACTGTCTCGGATCGAGAGTCCAGACGCATAAGACGCATAAAGGAATTTCTTGGCAGGAGCGAACGTCCAAGTCCAAGCTGGCATCGTGACCGCAACTGAGATTGACTTCATGTGTCTCGGAGGGATGTTGATGATCAAACGCTTGATGTCACCCTCAACAACAGCCTGCAAATGCTCAGATATTGCATCAATGTGCCAGTTGTCATTGAAGTCAGATCCTGGCTCAATCGTCGGCCATGAGCTCTTGGTAAACTCCTTCAGTGAGCGTCTCATCTTCTCCGCTCTGATCTCCGTCAATGACAGCGTGCTCAAGAACTCGTTCAATTGCATTAAGATCGTCTCCAGAAAGTCTGCTGATGTCTAATATTTTTCGCTCTTCTATTTGGGCTTTGACCTCCACAGCTTTGAGGTCTGGGACGCATTTACCGAGAAGAGTTTTCGCCGCCATGACCCGCAACTCTGGGTCAGCGGCTATGGCTCCAGCTTTTGTTGCCAGACCCTCTGCGTCTTTCACGTAAACCGGAAACATCTCTTTTCCGGCCATGACAGCTGACAAGAACCCGACAGGGTCAGCTTGGCCCATGATCCAGTTGATCGTTGCGTTGTGGTTCCATTTGTATTTATTTTTTCTGCCACGGGAAACCTTTTGTTTGGCCATTGGCTCAACTGACTTGAATTTGCCGTCCCATGCCTCTGGCTTAACTGGTGGGCCATTGTTTATTGGCCTCTGAACTATGGTTTTCGGCTCCTTGGGCTTGGGAGGACGACCAAGTTTCTTTTTCTCTTTGTTCATTTTCTTTAGCCTTTCAACCTTGCTTGCAGTGGTCAACTGAAAAATAACTGAGCCAACTATCGCTGATCTTTGGGCAAAAAGAAACCCTCCATCTTTGCAGTGCGAAACCTAGCCGGATGGAGGGCAGTGAGGAGAAAGTAGTATGAATGAAAACACATTACTCTTTTTTGTTAACAAAAGCAACAGCTCTGGCCAGAAACAACTTAGCATCATGGACAGCATGCATTATCCGCAGCTGCCTCCTGACTTCTTGTTGTTGGCGCAACAGCTCTTGGCGTTGTTGCTCAGGACTCATTTAGGTGCCCCTTTTAATGGTGCATCATTTATTTTATCAGCCCTATCCCAAAATTTCTTTCTGTTTTTATAAAACATCGGCATAGGATCATCTCGGAAAACCATCCCAGCACCGTAATTCAATATTGATTCTGAGAAGTCTTCTTTGCTTATGAGGTGGTGTCTGATTTCTATTTTTCTCTCAGTCATTGGATGCATAATAGCCATTGGGGTCAGAGATGGGACTCTGAATGTCACTTCTTCTTTTTTTGGGCAAACAAGGTAATTCATTTCGAGAGATGATTGGTTTTTAAACTCTAATATTCCTGGCAAAAGAGTGAAATGTTCAAAAAAGTCTCTTTGGCTCCATGTTGGTTGGGTGTAGCTAAAATATATCATTTCCCGCATTTTTATCGCCCAGACAGAAACCAGTTTGATGTTGTGCCTTTTGTTTTGCGAGAAGCCTTCAAACTGTTCGCCAGCGTGCTGTTCAGTTTTAAAATCTTTGTTTGAAAATCTCCACTCATATTTGTTTTCTTCAATCGAGGCGACTTTTACCTCAAGCTCTCCCCAAAGAGGGACGACAATTCCTTTGCCGTAATATTCTGAGAATGCCCTGCAATTTTTTATTGTTGCGCCTTTGGGGCACGTTTTTGGCGTGTCTTTCCACCAGTCAGGGATGTGGTTTTTGCCTTCAGATATTTTGGCATGGTTATAAGCATATGTTGAATATGTATAACAATCCATGATTAGAGGCTTATCCTCTTTCTTGAACAGACCCAACGAAAACTCCATCTTTGAAGAACTTGGCGAAAGCGAAAGGATCACGCTTTTGACGACGACGCATCTCATCCGAGTAAGTCATCCGCTGATCGGCGTAATAGTTTTCCTTCTCAGGATTCCAACCGCGCATTGCTTCCCCAGCTTCACGACAATCTTGAATGACAAAAGCCAACTCATCGTCGGTGCACTTCCTCGCCATGGATGTCCACTTGGCGAACTCTGCAGCTGTTGCCCCACTCATTGGGACAACTCCATGTGCTTTTGGTTCATCGCCATGAACACCCCAGAAACCACATCAGCACTCTCGTCACCCAGACGAACCTGCCAGACGCCAGCCCAATCGGTGGCACAAACAACTGTGGCCTTGCGACCGAAGTAAAAACAATCCTCATCACGGATGATGATCTTGTCGTTGCGATTAAACATAAGCAGTTCCTTTCTCAAACCAACAGGGCCAATCCCAGCCAGCAAAGATAGTATCGCTTTATTCTGCTAAAAAGGCAACAAAAAAGATTCCCAATGTTTACAATCACTTGCAGAAGGTTCCCAGTCTCTGGGTTCTCGTCCCCAATCAAAACACGACTCTGGAAACGACTATTGTTGTTTGTTTGCAATCACTTGCAAGATTCGTAACCCACGTTCCCAGTCTTTTGCTGATTTTGAACAACAAAAAAATAACCTGAAATATTCCCTTATAGTAAAGCAAAAAAGGACGGGTCAGAAAACAACTGCACACAAAAGGTTGGTTTCGCTGGGAACGCTGTTGTTATAAAACAATAATTTTTATTTTTGCTTCCATAACAGCTTTCTTTGAAATTTTCTTGTTTTCTTTTTATTTTTTTGCAGGCATACTCAAAGCTCACTGAGAAAGGACACTCTATGCCTAAAGTTTACGTCGTCAATCGTCCGAGAGAAAACAAGTTTGGGTGGACCCCTGACTTGAGTGATGCATCGCGTTATGGTGCATTGGAGATTGTGTTTGAGCCCGAGGACAAGCCACAATTTGTCCCAGGACCATCCATCCAAAAAGCTCGGAGGATAATGAAAGATTTCGGGTCAGAGGATTACATCCTGTGGCCAGGAGGTGGTGACCCTATTGCTGTGATGGTGTGCTGCATGATCGCATCAGAAATGTCACCAGTCGTGCGCATCCTACGTTGGGAGCGTAATTTTGAAGAGGGAGACAGGGATCGCCGGAAAGGTTGGTACATGCCTGTTGCCCTCGAAATGAGAAAGGCTTAACATGAAAGAGCAAGTAGATCTGCTTGAGGACGTGGCACCTGCGTCCAATGAATTAGGTGCAATTTCTGACATGGCTCAAAAGATGTTCAACATTCAAGCTGAGTGTGAAAATCTGGAGATGCTGTTGAAGAATAGAAAGCTGGATCTAAAAGCAATCGCCGAACAAGACTTGCCTGATTTAATGCAAGAACTGAACATCAAGGAATTCACCCTGACCAATGGTGCCAAGGTGGAGATCAAAGATGTTATCACAGGCTCAGTCCCCAGTGCAGGTGCAATCGCACGTGCCAAAGGTGACACCCAAGACGAGCTGGCGATACGGCAACAACAATGCTTTGAATGGTTGCGCGGCAATGGTGCTGGCGACTTAATCAAGAGCAATGTTGAGGTCCAGTTTGGGCGCAATGAAGATGACGAATGCAATGCCTTCACAGAAGAGCTGCGCGAACGTCAACTTTATTATAAGCGTGCAATTGGTGTCCATCCGTCCTCACTCAACAGCTTCATCAAAGAGCGTTTGAGCGAAGGCAAAGACATCCCCCTAGATCTGTTCAGAGTTTACACAGGTCGCACAGCCAACATCAGGAGATAATCTTATGGCGAAGAAAGAATTAGCGAAGAAAGAAGAAAGCAATGGTGTGTCCATGTCTGTAATGGATATGTGGCTTGAGGATGCAGGGTCAGCCAGCGAGGGAATGTCCAAAGACGACATGATGATCCCACGCCTGTCCATCCTGCAACAAATGTCCCCGCAGATCAATAAGCGTGATGGCGCATATGTTGATGGGGCTGAAGCTGGCCATATCTATGACAATGTTGCCAACGAAGTCTATGATGGAGAAAGCGGGATCACAGTGGTTCCGATCAGTTATCGTCGCGCCCACATTGAGTGGAAAGCCGATCGTGGTGGGTTGGTTGCCGACCATGGCTCAGACAGCGCATGCTTGGACAATTGCACTCGTGGCAGTCGCGGTGAATATCTCACCGACGAAGGCAATGAGATTGTTCCCACAGGCGAATATTTTGTGTATGTTGTTGAGGACGAAGGGAACTATTCCCCAGCAATGCTCTCAATGAGCAAGTCTCAGCTGAAGCGTGCACGCCAATGGAACTCAATGATCAACCGTCTGCAGGTTCCCCATCCACAAGGTGGAGGAGCAATCAATCCTGCGATGTTCTGGAACGCCTACACGCTGTCCACAGTCCCAGAAGAAAATGATCAAGGCTCTTGGTTTGGGTGGAGTGTGAAGATGAAGTTTGACGCTAAGTCTGGCGGCATCTTGGAGAACAACCCCAATGGTACTGAAATTTATTTGGCTGCACGTGACTTCAAGCAACAGGTCGCATCTGGTGCCCTGAAGCCAACAGGCCCAGTCAATGACAATGAGGTGCCATTCTAAAACAACCCAGTGGGTTGTTAGGCAATCTGTGCTTCAACGTGCTTTCCATCTTTTCATGTTGGGGTGCAGATTGCCGACGATTCAGAAAGGAACATCATGCAACAAACAAAAAGATTCATGAAGTTGTTTCGTGGTTACGAACACGCACATGGACAATATCGAGTTCAGAAGACAGAAGCAGACGGCAAAATGTCTGGCCGTGCACTGACCATCAGCGAGCCAGCCACCCAAGAGAATTTTGAGTCTCACCTGAATGGTGGCGACTACATCCTAGGCATCATCATGCTGCGAGAAAACAACTCTTGCAATTTTGGTGTGATCGACATTGACATCCGAGGTGACGTAAAGCTCAACGAGAGTTTGGAGTCTCTGGAAGAAAAGATACGCTCCACCCCATTGGTGTTGTGCAGGTCAAAGTCTGGTGGCGCACATTTGTACTTGTTCTGCGAACCTGCCATAGCAGCCATTGACATGGTCGCCAAGCTCAACGAGTTTGCAGCTGGGCTAGGGTACGGTGGCGCTGAAGTTTTTCCCAAGCAAATCAGCCGCGCAAACGAACGTGATCGTGGCAACTGGATCAACCTATGTTATTGGGATGGCGACAAGTCTGAGCGGCATGCAATCCATGAAGGCAAAAAGCTCAACCTGAAAAAGTTTTTAGATCTTGCGGAGAAGAAGCGCACCACCTATGAGGCTCTGGAAAACTTCAAGCCTGACCTGACGAACAAGTTTGAGGATGGGCCGCCATGCCTTCAACACATAATGACCATGGGCTTCCCAGAAGGTGGACGAAACATTTCTTTGTTCAATGTGGGCGTTTATTATCGCAAGAAGAACCCAGACGATTGGCAAGAAGATCTGATGAGGTTCAATTACGAAAGCATGAGCGAACCCCTGCCCTCTGGTGAGGTCAATGGCCTGATCAAGTCTGTCAGCAAAAAAGACTATGCCTACACTTGCAAGCAATCTCCAATTTGCAACTATTGCGAGAAGTCCAAGTGCATGAAGCGAGAGTTTGGCATTGGTGGGATCGGTGGTGGTCAAGCCATAGAGATAGATGCCATCACGAAGTACGAAACTGAGAACAGACAATCCGTGCGATGGTACATCGAGATAGGTGGTGAGCGAATAGAAGTCACGACCCAACAACTTTTGGACCAACGCCAACTGCAAAAGCTGTGTGTTGAAAAGCTCAACAAGTGTCCGAGCACAATGCCAGGACAGCGTTGGGAACAGCGCATCAACGAGCTGTTGACCAGTGTTGAGGTGATCTTGGACCCAGACGATGCATCACCCCAAGGCCAATTTGAAAAGATGCTTGACAGCTTCCTGACTGGCAAAGTCCAAGCTCGCCAAAGAGACGAGATCATGAATGGCAAGCCATGGCACGACATTGACGATGGAAAGGTTTACTTCCGATCAGAAGACCTATTTATTTATCTTGAGGCTAGGAGGTTCAGATATCCATCCCAGCACCAAGTCTGGTCTTGGCTCAGGACTGTGGGTGGTGACCGCAAGGCATTCCGAATCAAATCTAAGCCAGTCAAGGTCTGGTCTGTTCCGGCTCCAGACTTCTATCAAGACGACGATGACTTGAATATTCCGAGTGGCGTGACAGAGGAGTTTTGAAATGATAAACCGTGATGAATATGAAAGAGTCTGCGAAGAAAATCGTGAGCTTAAAGAAAGGCTCGAAAAGATAACAAGAGAGCTGTTCGTGGTTTATTGCACAGCCAAGAAAGTTTTAGGGGGAGAAGATGCTGCTGGAAAAGAATAAGTTAGCCAAGGCCAAGTTTGCGGAGATCCTTGAAAGAAACCTGCAACCCAGACCAGAAGCATACCATTATGCAGAGGCTGTTGTTTGTGATTTTTGCGGCCAATACACACGTGGCAAGATTTACAAGAAATGGAGCCTCCATGAACTCGCATTGCGCACAACAGTCGACTGCGATTCATGCTTCACAGAACTCTTTCAGAAAGGAATAGAATATCATGAGGAAAGTCCAGATCATCCTCGGACCTCCAGGAACGGGCAAAACAACCAAGCTGCTGGGGATAGTTGAGGACGCACTCAAGCGCGGCATTCCCCCAGAGCGCATTGCTTACTTAGCCTTCACTCGCAAAGCAGCCCACGAAGCTGCAGAGCGTGCAATGGATCAGTTTGGTTTCGATGAGAGCAGGTTCCCATATTTCCGGACACTTCATTCTTTGGCCTTCAAAGAACTAGGACTGCAACGAGATGAAGTAATGACCAATAACCACTATCGCAAATTTGGCAAGGCAATGGGTGTTGAATTCAAAGGCATATATGATGAAGATCTTGGCATTCACACTGGTGATGGCTTGGGGGACAAATGTTCACGAGTTGAGTCTCTGGCTAGAGTTGGCCTACGCACAGTTGAACAACAACACCACATTTCCAAGATCAATGACCTGACCCTGCATGCGGTGCGACAATATGATTCTGCGTTGCGTGTTTATAAGCATGACAATGGATTGCTGGACTTCACTGACATGTTGGAGCAATATGAGTCCGCACTGCCAGTCGACATTTGCATCTTTGACGAGGCGCAAGACTTGAGCTCATTGCAATATCGAATGGCAATCTTAGCCAGCAGCCAAGCCTCAGAAGTTTACATAGCAGGGGACGACGACCAAGCCATCTTTGGCTGGGCAGGAGCAGACGTTGCCAAATTCCTGTCATTGAAAGGTGAGCGAGTCGTGCTGCCCCAAAGCTATCGCATCCCCAAAGCTGTGCACAACCTTGCGTTGGAAGTTGTCAGCCGCATCAAGAACAGATATGAAAAGCCATGGTCACCACGCCAACAGCAAGGTTCTGTCGAGTGGGTGGCTGACGAACAACAAGCTGACTTCTCTGGGCAGGGGACTTGGATGTGTCTCAGTCGCAGCAAGTATCTGCTCAACAGGTTCAAGCAATCCGCAAGGCAACAAGGCTATGCATACCTGTTGAACGGCAAGCACTCCTTGGACAATGAAGAAACCAAAGCAATCTTGAGTTGGCAAAGGCTGAAGTCAGGCAAGCACCTGACCGTGCATGAAGCCAAGAACATAATCAAGTTTTTCTCTTTCACAGTTGACCTGCCTAAGAAAGAGTCATATGATCTCAATGATCTGGGTCTGCCAGACGAGGCAAAGAATCTTGATTGGATGACAATGTTAAAAGGCATCGCCCCAGACGAGCGGGAATATCTCCGATCTTGCTTGCGCAATGGGGAGAAGTTTTCGAACAAGCCAAGAATATCAATCTCAACAATCCACCAGTCCAAAGGTGGTGAGGCTGACAATGTGGTCTTGACAACTGACATGGGTCGATTGAGTTGGGAGAATTCACACACCGACGAAGAGAATCGAGTGTGGTATGTGGCATTGACCAGAGCCAAAGAGAACTTGTTTGTCGTGCGTCCTCGCAATTTGATGCACTATCAGCTATGAGTAAGCTCTTGGAAACATTGGGAGAAAAATTATTTTCATCAAAATTGAATTTTTTTGTTGCCTTCTCCTGCGACATCAGCGATACTACGATTGTCAACTGAGAAAGGAAATGACATGAACAACCCAACCTTCGCCCTCGACATCAAATCTCTCGTCGTCAAAGCCTACGTCAGCAGCAAAGTTGCACGGTCACAAGGCAACGGCGCGATCATCTTCACCTCTGCTGAAGAGCTGCTGGCTGACCGCAACATCACAGGCAAGATCCTTGTGGACGCTTTCAATGAAGTCTCCCTCAAGACTGTCAAAAAGTTTTCCGACAACAAGACTGCTGCTCGTCGTTACATGGCTGCGATTGGTGGCCTGCACGTCGACCCCACAGGTTGCTGGGACACTGGCTGGGACGTGCCCACCTCCAAGCCAACCCCACAGGTCGCTGCACTCCCAGGAATGACACCACTCGGTCTCCCTGCAGACAAGTCAGCGCCAGCCATCAAAGGTGCTCTCTCCGAGATTGTCGTCACAACCACTGACATCACCCCACCAATGCCAACCAAGGCTCGCGGTGCATTCGCTGGCAAGACAATCCGCGTGATTGAGCTTGACAATCCTCGCAAGGAAGGCACTCGTGCCCACAAGACATATAGCCTTTACGTCTCTGGTGGCAGCTACGAAGATCTGGTTGCGAACGCTGCTGGCTGGAGCACCAAAGGTGGCGTCAGAGAAGATGTTGCCCATGACATTAAAAAAGGACGCATCGAGCTGATATGACCTGCAAAGATTGCTATAAGCCAAAACTCAACGAGCAGGAGATTCGCCTCTTGCTCGTTGCGCTTGATGCTTGTATATTCCCGATTGAGCAATCCGTGCCACAAGCAATAACAACCCATGCAGCGGCCAAGAGAGCCGAACGCAAACTCAGGAAGATGTTGGAGGAATAATGGTAGCGATTTATGGAGCAGGTCTGGCAGGATTGCTGGCAGCTAATATGTTGAGGGGGATGAGCCCAACTGTGTTTGAGGCTCAAGGCTCCCTGCCCAACAACCATGGTGCGCTGTTGCGCTTCCGTAGCGACAAGGCTGGCACAGCTTGCGGCATCCCTTTCAAGAAGGTGCACGTGACCAAAGCAATCAAGTACGACGGCAAGATCACCACTGAGCCAAACCTGTTCCTGAGCAACATGTATTCCCAAAAGGTCACAGGCTCAATCATGAGCCGATCCATCAACAACCTCTCCGCAGCATCACGCTACATTGCCCCATGGCACCTGATCAGGGACATGTCCATGGGCGCAGAAATATCTTACAACATGAGCTTGTCCGAATACTCAATCGCCAACACTTCCGGACCAATCATCTCGACCATACCAATGCCAGTGTTGATGAAGATCGTCGGTTGGGACGAGATCCCAGACTTTCCCAAGCAAAAAATATACACCATCCGCGCAACCATTGACAAACCGGACTGCGATATATATCAGACCAT